AATAAAAATTATTAATAATAAGTTTAAGTAGAGCTGAAATATCAGTATCAAATGAAAAGGTTTCAGTCATCTTTCTTAGTTGTATTTAAATGTTTTAATTAAGTTTTTATATACTTTAGTTTCAATGGTGTAAAAACGCAAATTAATTACAAACGACAAATGCTTTATCAGCAACTAATATTTCAGGATCATACTAAACTTAATATATCATTTAAATAAATGGATTTAGATCTTTTAGAAAATTATGATACAGATTTAACTGAATTTTATAAAGTAAGTTGGATATCACCTTTTAATGATAAATATGAAAGGTATGTAGAACCAGGTATTACTGCAATAAATAAACTGTATAAAAAAGTAATTTATAAAAAACAATCATATGTAGTATCTAATAAAACATATGAAAAATTATCATATTTAAAAGAATATAGACAATTAAAAACTATAGAATTTAATCTTACAAATACAAATGAATATATTTCTAAACCTAGATTACAAAATATAAAATCAAAAGAACTTAATGATAGTCAATTAACTACAATATATTTGTATCAGTCTGAGTTTTATTATAAATATTGGAATGAACAAACAAGACAAATAGAATTACGTAAGAAATCAACAATAGAATTATCGTATTTAGAGAATTATGAATATTTTATAGAAATAAGATCTGTTGATAATCATAAAATAATTATTGCATTTAATGAAAATTCTTATAAAATAATAATATTTAAAGGTAATATAAAAATTTGTGATTCTATATATTCAATTGAATGGAATACTAAATTTAATATCGCAAAAGACGATATACGTAAATATATAGAAAAGGTAGTAGAAAATCAAAAATATTATTTAGAACAATTTTATTATTACGCGGCTGATTTTAGTTATCCAAAATTAAATAAATATAAAAATTTTAAAAAAGTGAATAGACAACCTGAACAAAATATATGTGAAATACCACCTAAATTTGCAAATTATTTTAAATATTATTATAATGATAGATCTAAATATATTATTGCTAAAAATGAACTAGCAAGATATATACATAATGAAAGTAAAAAACAACCATCTATAACACATTATAAAATTGATACAGATGAAATATTTAAACCCGAACCATCAGTAGTATTTTATAGAGGAATGAACATACCACTACAAAAAACTGATATATTTCATCAAAGAGAATTTATATCAATCACGAGAAATAAAATGATAGCAATAGGGTTTATGGAAATGGATAGACAACTACCAGCTGGAAAATCACATATATTATATGAAATAACTTTAGAAAAAGGTGTTCCGTATATAGATTTTAAGATTTTAGGTCAAAATACATTATATTTTGAAGAAGAATTATTATTATTTACAACTCCTTGCGCATTTAGATATGAAGAACCTATTCCAATAGATACAGGTATTAGTGTGTATTATATTTGCAAAGTGTATATATCTGTAAATGAACTTATACAATATAAATTTAAAAACATACCCGATATAAAAAGGTTTAAAGAATTAAAACTCGATGATTCGCTTTTACCAGAAAGTGTTAAAAAACTAGAACTTTTTCATAAAAATAAATCAACAACATTTAATATTTCGTCTTCACTGTCAAGTATAAATTCAAAATATAAATCGAACAATGTTGTCATACAATATAGTGAACCAAAATCAGATATTCAATATGAAAGAACTAATGTAATACTAGAACATACCACAAATAAAACACAATATGTAATATATAAAAGAATAGATTTAAAAGATGAATCCGTATATATATATATTGACAATACATATTATGAAGTTAGTGGTAAAATTACAGATGAAAATAGAAATATTATCAATAAAAAAATAACTTATAAAATTATAGATAAACTTTATAAAAATAAAAATTACTTTGTTTATCTTAATAAATATTCTCCTGCTTGTAAAAAACTTAAATTAATTAAATTTACAATAATTTATAATGTTGATAGTGATCTTTCTAAAAAAATACTAACACCTAGTAACACTTCAACTTAATTGCATTTCTCTAAAAATCTTTTACGATTTAAATAATTACGAGTATCTTCACCACCACGAACCCATTGTGGAACAATATGATCAACGTTTTGTATTTCAGCAACACAATCTAACATAGGTGTAGGATGATAAGTTTGTTTTTCCATTATTTTTTCATTACATTTATCGTAAATATGCGAACTATTAGAACCAGATAAAACATCTAATTCTTTATTAGGATCACCTACACCAGGACGTAAATTAGGACAAGCTTGAAACATTCTATGAAATAATTGTATATTACATCTATCTCGTGTTTGTTTGGCTTTATCATTTCTTAATTGACTTTCGTGGTCAATTAAGCAACTATCAGGATGATTTGCAACATTAGGATGAGGAGCAGGTCGTAAATTAACGTGATCAACATAATAAGTCGGCATTCTTACATTAGGATCTTTACATTCAATAAAATTAGTATTGTAGTGCATATACTGATCTATATTTTGATTTTTAATATCTTTTGATTCCATCCAACATTCATCATTATAAATGTCACAATTTTTATTATACATTATTTTATTATGGATTAGAAAATAATATATATAAATATTAATTATGAATACTTTATTCTCTAAAATTAATAAAGATATAGGTAAAAATATTGTTGCACCTTTTGAAAAAGTTGTAGATACTACAATGTATGGGCATATTGTTTATTTAATAGATATTCAACTGTTACTAATATTTAATTTTTGCAAGCAGAATGTGAAATGTAATTCTAAATATATTGAAAATATTGTTTTTATATTGCAAAATGAAGAAATTAAAACAGGTGGATTAATACCAAAAGCAATTAAAAAAAAATTTAATAAATTCTTTAAAAATAAAAAAGTTGATACTAAAATTCAATCAAAAACTAGTATAAAAGTTGAATCTCAACCTGCAAGTTTAAAAGTTTCAAAACTACTAACTGAATTAGAATTTTCAAATCCTGCAAAAATAATAATTAATAATTTTATCAATAGTTTAATTACTACATTTATTAAAATATTTAATTCTAAATCTGCAGCGCAGTATGCGCTTGTTGGATTAAATAAAAAAACTGAGATAAATACTTTAGAAAATATAAAAACACTTGAGCATATTGAAAATAAAATATTAAATTTATGTGAATTTTTATTTACGTTAAAAACTAAATGTTTTAAGAATCTTTTATGTAAAAACAAAGCGCCTAGTTTTTTAAGAGAAGATAAAATTCAATCTAAAATTAATATGTTAAATTTAAAAAGTATTCCAATTTTACCTACAACAAATGAATCAAATTCAAAATTAAAAATACTTGCAGAAATTACAGATATTTATTTGACAACAAGTAAAACTCATAATAAAGAATTAAGTAAAAATTATACAGAGTTAATTTTGGTATTAAATATAAAAAATTCAATGTTAAGTGCAACTAATAGTAATTTAAATAAAAACGACATTAATACAGCATCAATTGTAAGTAATAAATTAGATGATACTAATAAATCAGATAATTTTACTATAATTAATACAATTATTGCTGCATTAAATAATATAAAAAGCATATATAATTATCATTTAAATAAAATAATAGATAAATTGTATAGTGGAAATAAAGTACTAATACATAAAAAAATTGAAAGAATATTTCAAAATATAAAAAATGTGAATGATTGGTTATGTGTAATATGTATATTATTACATAGTATACCTGATATAGAAACAAAAATAAAAGATGGATTACTATCAGATTATTTAAATATTATAACAATGCAAAGAGCTTTAAATAAATATTATGGTGGAATTGTAAACAACGATAATTTATATATATTAATAACAATATTATTTAATCCACCAAAAATAAATATTATTTAACAACTGCAGCTTTTGAAAATTGACCAACAAATCTTAAATCATCTCTATCTAAATTAATATTTTTAATACATCTAGAAGTATTACCCTGTTTGCAGGATTTTTTATTATCATTAGAATTATATAACCATTGCATAAGGCTGTCACGATCATTGGGTATAGTTTTACCTGCAATAGTGTAAAACTGTCTTACAGATAATCCTCTTTCATAAAAATCATTAACATCACGAAAGGTATTAGTATAAAAGTTTTTATTTAAAATCGCATTATCAACTTCGCAAGGTTTGGCATATGTTGTATCTAATACACTAGGATTCATAAAAGGATTATTAACAGAAGGCATAACACAATTGGATTTAAAGTTTTCAACATTATAAACATATTTATGTTGATAAATTACGAAGGTAATAATAGCAACTATAATAGCTAAAGCTAAATAAGATAAATCAAAATCATTAAGTAAAACTAAAATAATACTTAAGATTACACCACCTAAAAATATAAAATTTAATTTATCAATAAATGTAAGTTTATCCGGTATTTCTTGAAATAATACAGTTGGATCATTTAGCCAAAAAATACTCATTCTTTATTTTTACTATCTAATTTCTTTTTTAATTTAGATTTTTTGTCCATTTTACGTTGCATTGAACGAGATGAAGGCATATTAGCACCACCCATCATACCAGACATCATTTTCATAATGTTTCCAATATCCGGACCATTTCCTTCACCACCATTCATACCAGGTAATTTACCAGCCATATTAAGAGCATCTTTTAATAGAGCATCTTGTTTAAGTTCTCCACTTTTTAACTTAGTAGCCATTTTTTGACTAACATCTGAAATTAGATTACCAATTCCATTATCAGGATCAGATAATGCTCCTAATATATCTCCTTCAGTATTTATAGATTTTTTAACTTTTTCTATATCTACATCTTCCATAATTTCTTTTGCTAACTTACCGATACTAGTATCTTCAATATCTTCCATAGTAAATCCAGTTTTATTTTCAATAGCAAGTTCTCCAATACGATTAACTATTTTGCGATATTTTTCAGGGATAAGATCATCTTCAATAGTGCTAGTACCTTTAAGTTTTTCCATAATATTTTTAATATTATCTTCAGTTAAATCAGTATTTTTAAACAAATGGAATATTAATAAGAATTGATGTAATACTGTAGTTTTTTTAAAAACAACTTTAATATTTTTAATAGGAATATTGTTAAGAATGTTAAGACTTTCGTTGTCTTCGAACCATTTATCAAGTTCTTCTTTATTGCAATCAATTAAAGGATTACAAATAAAATCAGTAAAAATAGTTGAATAGGATTCAAGATAATCTTTTGATTTATTATCAAATGTGCTATAAAATGCGTGTATTTTGTTTAATATATCTCTAGCTACTGCTTTTTTTTCTTTTAATGGTTTAGCATTTTTTTTAACTGTTTTAATAAATGTTAGGAAATATTGATTAAATACATAAGTCGTCATTTAGTTAGTATATTTATTGAATACCTTTATATCTAAACTTTTTTTTAATGAAGTGCGGATTCACGCATTTTTTGTATTTCAGCTAAACTAGGTAATTGTTTATGAGATTTTTCAGTATCAGTATTACCGATTGGTTTAACATCAGGTTGTATTACATTTGTTGATGTATCCAAGTTTTCCCAAATAGTGACTGGTCCAGTTAGATAATTATCATTTTCATCAATATTTTCATAACTTTGCGAAATGTATGAATCAAGACCAGAAGGTTCAGATAAATCTACAGTAGATTGTGTGTTTGTATTATTACTAGGTTTTAACAAAACACCTTTACCAGGTAATAATAAATGATCAAATACCTCTTTACCAAATATAATTTTATTAAAATCAGGTAATAACATTGCAGGAACGTGTGTAATTCTCGCATCAAATATAATTTGATTTGATTTTAAATAATCAACTGATACAAGTTTAACTTGTTTTTGTTTATCCAATGTTTTTAATGTTTCTATTAACATTGTGCAATGACTACATTGATCGCTATAAAATAATAACATTTTTTAGTAATATTAATAGGAATACAGTTTTATATAAAAATGATTTATTTATATCATTAAAATAAATGTTAAGGTACAATAAAAAATTAAATAGAATATCTATTGAAACCAAGGATATTGATTTATCAATATTAAATGGTATTAGACGTATATTATTAATGGATATTCCAATACTAGGATTTATAGGAAATGGTATTGATACCACTGTAAATATTATAGAAAACACTACAGTTTTAAATAATGAAATTATAGCAAATCGTATAGCATTAATACCATTGGAAGTAAGTGAAGAATATAACAATAAATATATTTCAGGTGAAAATAAATTAGAAATTGAATTAAATGTTAGTTGCACTGAAAGCATAAAATTAATTACCACTCAAGATCTTACTGTTATTATAGACAAAGAAAAAGTTGCAAACTTTTTTAAAGAACCATATATTACAATTACAAAACTACGTAAAAACGAATCTTTACACTTAAAAGCGGAAGCAGTTAAAGAAACTGGAAGAAAGAATGCTTCTTTTAATATAGTATCAGGAGCAACAGTATATAATAAACCGAAAGAACCTTTTACAAATACCAAAAGTATTATAGAACAAGAGCGTGATTATATAGAAGGTGAATATGTATTAGAATTTGAAATTATTAATAATACTATATCACATAAATATATGTTATTAAAAGCAATTGATATTTTAATTAATAAACTATCTATATTAAGTGATAAATCTACAATTGAAAAGTTTGAAAATAATGAAGAAACGTATGATTTCAATATTCCAGATGAAAATGATACAATTGGAAATATAATACAATCTTATATATTTGATAACTATGTTATATCTACGAAAAAAACTCTTGATAATTGTATTTGCACTTATGTAGGTTATATAGTAAAACATCCATTAGACAAAGTTTTAACAATAAGAATCACCCTAAAGAATGCTAAAAGCACAGAAGAATATGTAGATTTTCTAAAAATAGTATGTAATGAAATAATTGAAAATAAGCTACATCCAATTAAAGAAACTTTTATAAAACAATAGAGTAAAATATGGAAGATGAATTACCAGAAATTACAATTAAATATATACCAAACTTGGAAAACGCTATAAATATATTTTCAAAAGATGCTTTATACTATTATTTTAACGAATTTTTTGACAATGAAGCTAAATCAAAAGACATTGTAGATGATTATGTAGATGATTATTTAGCAAATAAACCAAAAGGATTAGAAAATATATATACATTGATAGATGACATTGAATATGAAGAAAGATTATTTGAAAATTATACGAAAATGTATAAAAATAATTTTCAAAATAAAGAAAATTTATTAAAATCTTTATTTAATAATCCGTTTAATTTTGAATCAAGTTATATTGATAATTTTATTAATGTAATTCATATGGATAAGCTATTTAAAATAGGAATTACAATACCAGATGATTTTAAAACAACTGAAAAATTACAATTATATAAAACATCTTTAAACGAAAGTTTATATTCTAAATTACATCAAATACCTCAAGAAATATATAGTGATTTACCGTTAAATTTTAAAGATAATGATTTTGATTACATTAATGATATGATGAAACGTTATGGTAAAAGTATTGAAAATATGACAGACGAAGAATATAATAAAATACCAAAACTTGTTGATAAAAAAGAAAAAACTATAAAACCAGTAGTATTAAATGCAGAAAATATAGTATTTTGGGATGATAATATAAATAAATATATAATTGATAATCCAGAAAATTACACAGAAAATGAGATATTAAAAATTTTAAATGATTTATCTGATAAACATCTTAATTTATCAAATTCAACAGATATATTTAACAATCTAGCAGATTTATATAAAAACATAGCAGATAATGGTATAGATATTGAAGATGTATATAATAATGCGAATAATCATTTAAAAAAAATAGAAATTGAAAGATTAATAGAAAGTTTTACAAAATTGAAAAACAATACAGATACAGAAATAATAAAAGTTAAAACCATATGTAATACGATAGATAAAGTATTTAAAAACGAATATAAATTTCCAAAAGAACTTATAGAAATAATTGATAATGAAGATGAAAATAACATTGATGATAATTATATTGAATTAGGTAATGTATTACGACAAAATATTGAAACAAAACAAATAGATCAAGATAATAAAAACGTATTTTTAAAAAGATTAACTAAAGAATTAGGTGAAGGTTTAAAAATAAATTTAGACCATATGATAGAATATATAGAAAATTTTAATGATACTGAAAAACTTGAAAGTGCTTTATTTTATTTATATATAACAATACAAACTAATTATTATAATAGTGATTATGATGATATAACATTATGTGATGATTGTATTGATATATTTTATGAATTTGCAGAACCAATTAATATTATAGATAATAAAGTAAATTTCCCAAAATCTAAATCAATATATGCGTATATAATATGTTGTTATAAAAATATAACAGATAATGAATATTTTGTAGCAGAAAAAGATATTGAAAAAAGAATATCAAAATTAATTAAAAACAATCCAAGATGTCGTGATCAATTAGATGAATTACAACAATTATACAATAATATTAAAGATACGATAGAAAAAACAGATATTAAGTTTTATGAAAATTTAGTAAAACAATTAAGAAAATCGAATGAATCAAATAATGATGTAAAATATATAAACTTTGTTAATGCTTTAAAATATATTGTTCCAAAAAAACTTAAAAAAGTTAATCCTTTTATAGCAGGTTGTTGTGCGCAATTATTAAACCAAGACTATGAAGCTTATAAAGATATAACTTCAAACAACGATAGTTGGTTTAAGCATATTAAATATTCTCTTAAAAATAATACAATTACTTACGAAAACACCTGGAATGCTGAAAATTATTTACCTGAACAAATAAATCAACAACCAATAGAAAACTTTGATTATGAAGAAGAAGAAGATAATATAGACGATTATAATATAAAAATAGATGATCCTGAAATAAACGAATATTTAAAAGATCAAAATAAGTTAAATAAATATGTAAAAGATTGTGTTAATTCTTTTATGGCAAATGTAACAACAAAAACTGAAATATTTTCTTTAAAAAACTATATCCTAGAAAAATGTAAAATTGTGCAGAATTTAAAACATTTATTATTAGCAGGATCTTTGAAAGATTCCGTATATTATTATGAACAAATTGCAACATTAGAAAATAGTTGTTGTAATGATTATAATTTTAAAATAAAAAGAAGTAGTATGTATGTTTATTTGGCAGCAAAATACTTAACAAATTTTAATTCATTTGAAAATAATGAAATATATGAAAAAATAAAAACATTAAGTTCAAAAGTTATTTTATCACGAGAGGAATATAATAAATCTATAAGTAATTATCGTGAAAAATTAAAAGTTGAAGCAATAAATATATTAGAAGGTTTAGATACTGAAAATAAAGAAGTAGCTATTATGTTAAAAAAAACAGGTATTATAAGCACATATGATGATTATGATACTAATAATGTTGATACAAATCAAGATCCTTCTATAAATTATCAAGGTGATGATAGTAATGATCAACCATTATACTAATTTTTCAATAGGTTCAAATGAAACATAATCATCATTGGTTTCTTTAGGAACAATAGGATGAAGACCTATTTTATCTTCACCAACAATACCTTTAATATTAATATCAATAACTCTTTCTCTTGTATGATTTACATAAACTAGGAAATTAATATGTTTTCCGTTTAATTTATAATTACGATATAATATCATATCAATATCAAGTAAATATTCTTGTTTTTCTTCATCTTTTTTATATTTAATTAAAAGATCGTGTACTATTTGTATATCAGGTGTATTTTCTGAAATTTTATTACTAATAAATTGATAAGCTTTATTGTAAATGGCTGTGATAGTAGAATCAGTTTCAGTTTTCCATTCTGTATTTCTTAGAATAATATATTTTTCAGGTGAAGAAGGATGAAAAATATCAACTAATAGTTCTAAATATTTTTCATTGGAAAATTCATAATAATAAGAATTTTCAGGTGTATTAATATCAATATTAATACTATCAATAGGATGACGATGTTTTAATAAATCTGTTTTATTAGAAGTGCTTATTTTACTATTATAAGGTAAAACTGCAAAATATTCAAAGCAATTTTTCATAGTCATAACATAAATAGTAATAAGCACTAAAATTATAACAATTTTTATTATAGTTTCCATAATTTTATTTTAATGTAATGTAATTTATTTAAGCAAATATATAATCACTATCATCATTACATTCTTCTACTTTATGACAAAAAGGTTTATTAACAATACCTGAATCATCATATTTTGTATAACTTAATCTTCTAACACCTATAGGTAATTCGCAATATTGATCTACACATTTTCCTCTATCAGTTTGATAATGTTTATTTTTACCATAAAAAGGACAGTCTTCATCTTTTTCACAAGGTTTATCCCAAATAGTTTCCGTTGCTTTAAGATTACCAAAAGGATCATATTTCATATTACATAATTGTTTATTCATATTAGTTTTATCACCATAACAGTGGTATTTAGGATCTTCTACTTCAGGATCACGTTTTAATCTAGTAATAAAATTTTCAGTAGTATTTATGTATGGTGTGATGGTATTTTCAATTGTTATTTTTTTATTAAGATTCCAAAAACTTTTAATATTAATTTCTTCTTCTCTAATATTTTTCATAAATATTTTAATTCTATCAATATCAATACTATCAAAAGAATAAATAAATAAATCAAAATTAGATATTACTTTAAATAGATTACTATCTTTAGCTACAGATACAATACCAAAATCAACACTATCAAATAAAGGAACTTTAGGATTTAATTTAATAAGTTTAAATGGTTTTATACGATAAGATTTGCTAATAGCATTAATAAACTCTTTATCAGTATCTGATATATATCCTATTTTTCTTTCGTGAATATTATGTGTGCAATATAAATTAGGTGATTTAGAGATATAAAAGAAATATTTCTTATTATTAAGATGTTCAATGAGTTTAGATTTATAATAAAATAGCAAAAAGAATAAAATAACAATAAACAAGATAATAAATAACTTTATCATTTGTTTATAATAAATAAAATGCTTAGAATTTTAATTACCTTATTAATTTATATAGTTATTTTAAGTATATTATATTTGTTTGAACCTACTTTAATGTTTGAAGAAACTGGAAAATTAAAAACAATAGGATATACGGATGAAAATAGATCTTTATTTTCAGTTTATTTATTAACCCCTATATTAATATTATTTATATATATAATTACACTAGTTATATGGCGAAATTAACTTTTATTGGAATTGATTTTGATGAAACAACATTGGAAGCCTATGAAATATTATATGTAGAAAAGTTTAGTGAATTAAATCAAAAAATAATAATGGCAACTAGAGTATCAGTTCTTGAATGTATTAGCAATTTAACTAAAAAAAAATTAATAATGATAAACGATAATGTAATAAATGAAAAAGGTTTTTGGTCTTATTTAGAAGATATTAAACACAATATAATTATATATATTAAAGTGAATTGTATTGAAGATATACCTTCTAATTTACTTAAAAATTCTACAATATTAGTTGAAGAAACTACAATACAATTAAAACGTAAAATAAATCGTAAGGTTATACATAAATATCGTGAATTTATGTTAGATTTAAGTTATATAGAAGCTTTTGTTAAAATTGATGATACAATATTAGAAAAGTTGAAAAGAAAATATCTATTATGATATAATAAAGGTATATAGCTATGGCGGATAAAGAAAAAGCTGAAGACAAACGTCAAAAAGAAGAAGAATCACAAGCTGATAAAGCAGTAAATATAGCATCTGGAATGACAAATAATGCAGTAGAAGGTGTAAAAAATTTAGCATCTAATACAGCATCTAAAGTTACTGAAGAAGCAAATGCTGCTATTGAAAAAGCAACAGAAATGTTAAGTAATCCAAGTGTATTATATGGTCTTATAGCTGTAATTGTAATTGCTATAATATGTGTTGCTGTTGTATATTATTTTATTGCTAATGCAGTGTTTAATAAAAAATCAATTATAATTGAGAAAACTAAGTTTCCTATTAAAGGTAATACAAAAAGTGTTATTATGATTGAAAACTTCCCTTCAAGTGGTAATGGTCTTAGAAGAACTTATACTTTTTGGGTATATGTAAATGATGTTAATAATGCGGGTGGTAAAAATAAACATATCTTTTCAATTGGTAATGATAGTTCTGAAGGTAATATAACTGACAAATCTCCTGTAGTTGTTCTTAAAGATTCTAAATTACATATATGTTTCCCGACTACAGATGATGTAACTAATGCTCCTACAACTGTTGATAGGATTGGTACTGATGGCAAACCAGACAATACAGTATCATTTGATTATTTACCTATGCAACGATGGGTGCATATTGCGGTAGTAATATCAGATGATTATCAAGGTTCAACTGTAAGTTTATATATGGATGCGCAATTAGCTTCATCTACTACTAATAAAAAGGATGGTAAAACATTAAAAGGTTTTAAATTAGATACAACAGGTAGTTTAATAGTGGGTGGTGATAATAGTGCTACTTATGGTTTTAACGGATTATTAAGTAAAGTAGGTATTCATAACTATGATCTAAATAGTCGTGATATATATAATATTTATAACGAAGGACCTATTGATGGACTTTTTGCTTCTTTAGGATATGGAATAAGAACACCACTTTATAAGTTATCTGATTAATATATTTTTTATCTATTTCTTAAATTAAAATGATATATGTATTAATTCAAATAATAATTGCAATTATTTTAATTGTTTTAATGGGTGTATTAGCTTATGGTATATATAATAAAAATGCAAGAGAAATATTACTTGATATAATGACCCCAACAACAATTAGAAAAAAAACTAAAATACTTGATGGTGTATATGAATATACAGTTGGAACAAAGGTAACATTTAATACACGAGATAAAAGTAAAGGAACTTATATTGATTTAAGTCCTTCAATAAATCAAAAAGGTGGTTCAGTTTATACTTATAACTTTTGGTTATATTTTCCAGATAATGTTGATAGTCCTAGTAATGATAAAACATTAGTATTATTTAACAAAGGAAGTGATCAGTTAGTTAAGTATAGTAGCAGTTATAGATGTGATACAAATGATAGTACTACGAAAGGTTGGTTTTTAGTAAAAAATCCATTAGTTCGTTTGGATACTAAAGATACTAAAATAGATGCAATAATAGTAGAGTTTAATAGTATTCAACATCCTGATGTATTTCACGCAGGTGCAAATACTGGTGATAAGAATTGCACTGGAGATATGGTAGATAAAGATAATAATTTAATTGGTATTAAAGATCTAGCAAACAGAAATGATTTACAAAAACAATGGAATATGATAACTATAATAGTAAGTGAAACATCACCAGATGATGATGTTTTTGTAAGTTCAAATCAAGCAGTTGTAAAACTATATCTAAATGGTTATGCATATTTAGATAAAGATGGAGAACTAGCAGAAAAATCAACAGCAATGAAAGTTAATAATAGCGACTTACATATTGGAACTAAATACAAGTTAGCAACAGATAATAGTGTTTTACCTACAGGATCAGATCCTACCGGTGTAGGAATATCAGATCTAACATATTTCAACTATGCTTTAGAAGATAAAGAAATTATTAGTTTATTTAAAGAAGGTTGTAAAAAATCAACAGCTTTAATACCAACAACATCAACCTTTGACGATGGTCCAGAACAAACTGAAGCTTCTTTAGAAATGAAATCTCATAATCATCCAAGTTCTCTTTAAAAATATATTTTTAATTATTTTTTTATAATAATTATTTTAGTTTAAAGGTGTAAAAGATATAACAAATAAATAATGCCAGTGGCACCATTAATACAATTAGTATCAATAGGACAAGTAGATCAATATTTGTCACTAACACCTCAATTAAGCTATTTTAAATATGAATATAAACGTCATACACGTTTTGCTTTAGATAATTTAAAACTAAGTTTTGATAGCACTACTGTTCCTACATTGGGTAAAGAGAATAAATGTATAAAAAGGATAGAAAGACACGGTGATCTATTAAGTAATCTAACATTAGTTGTAAGAATACCAGAAATAAATATACCAGAAGGTAAGGATTATAGATTTAGATGGGTAGATAATTATGCAACTTTACTAATAAAGAAAGCAGAATTATTTGTAGGAAGTCAAGGAGTAGCTATAAATACATTGTATGGTGAATGGATGGTAATATGGAATGAACTTACTATGCCACCAGAAAAAAAACATAAATATGATATTATAACTGAAAATGTAGCAAGCTCTTTAAATCCCCGAACATCAAATAAACAAATAAAGGTAACTAAAAATAATCAAATTAATTATGAATATTATCCTGAAAATCCTGCCATAAAATCAAAACGCATAGGTATCCCTCTACCTTTTTATTTTTCTAAAAATCCAGCATTAGCAATACCTTTATGTGCTCTTCAAACAAGTGAAGTAATATTAAGTATAGAATTTGAAGACGTAGAAAAACTATATCAAGTTTATGATAAAAACTACGATAATGGACCAGATAAACCAAAAGGAGCATACGTAAGTCCAAATAAACATCCAGATCCAATAACAATAAATACATTTGTTACACCAGAACAATTAGACTTAGATGCTTATATAGAAGCCCAATATGTATATTTAAATGAAACCGAAAGAAAACTAATAACAGTAAATCGTCGTAATAATGTATTTTTAGTAGAAAATGTTCAAAAACGTGAAAAACAAACAACAAGTATAAAAACCACAATAGATTTAGATCTAAATACACCTATAAAAGAGATGATTTGGGTATTAAAAGATACAAATAATAAAACTAATTTTAATTTACAAACAACATATACATATGATAATAAAGAAATATTAAAAAATGCTAAAATATTATGGAATCGTTCAAATGAACGTGTAGAAGAGAAAGATGCGGTATTTTTTAATAAAATCCAACCATATATTCATCATAGTAATATTCCAAAAGAGGGTATATATTGTTATTCGTTTGCTTTAAATCCAGAAAAATGGCAACCAACGGGTTATTATAATCCGGGTGGTAAATTTCCAATAAATACATCATTGGTGTTGGAGATAAACGAAGAGGTAAAGAATCGTGAGTTTGATATAAATGTGTATATATTACAATATAATATATTTGAAATAATAGGCGGAATGGGTGGTTTTAAGTTCAGTTAATTATATATTATAAAAGATAAATGGAAGTATTTACTTTAATAATTTTTATTGCGATTATATATTTATTATATATTCTAATAAATACAATATCATCATTACGAAGCGAAGTATATGAAATGAAAGACAAATGTATTAAAAATGTATATAATAATGATAGCGATCAATTACAAAATACTGAAGCAATGGATATTAAAAAAGATATAGCAGAGAAGTATAATTTTTTTACGAATCTATTTAAAAAAATGATATAAGCACTTATTTTTATTATAGCATAACATAATGCCTAGAAAAAAACCACCAAAAGAAGAACCAACAAAAAAGAATATTGATGAAATATTAGGTAATACTGAATTGAATGAAAATACTATTATAAGACTACCATTAACTGACAGTTATTTGCGGGATGATATTGATAAAATAGATGAACCAATCGGTTATAATAATGGTAATTTAGAAACATTTTCAGAAATAACACCACAAGAAACATTTAAAAAATCTTTATGTTTGTGGTGTAGACACGATGTAAATGATTTTGTATGTGGTATGCCTATACAATATGATTCATTAACAAATCATTATACATTGTATGGTAATTTTTGTTCTTTTGAATGTGCATCAGCATATAATTTTTCAAAGAATACACGTAGTGATCGTGTATGGGATATAAACAATATGATAAATATGATGGCAAAATCATATGGTTATGAAACACCAATAAATCCAGCTCCAAGTTATGAATTGTTGGATATATTTATGGGAACTATGGATATTAAAGAATTTAGATGTGTTCATAAAAAAACAGATCAATTTTATGCAGTAAATATACCACCTCATTCATATGTTCCATCTGTAGCAGAAATATTAAATACATCATATATTAATAATAAAAAGAATACTAAGAATATTATAGAAAAAATGATATAAACCAAAAAATATTTATAAAGTAATGGAATTACATATAACAAAATATCGTATATCAACAATCACTAGTAATGCAAAATTGTTGATAAAAGATAATGAGGAACGTTTGGATATTAATATAATTGAACTATTTAACAATATTACTATTAATAGTGATGATAAAGCAGAAACTTTTGTCTATACATCTAGATTTAAAAGTAAAGATAGCACAACAAAAATAGTAAGAGGTAATTATGTTAAAAAGAAAAGAACTATACAAAATAAAAGAACATTTGATAATCAAATATCTTTTGTATATAAGTTGGCTGAGAATTATTATGTAAATGTTAAAGTATTTCAAAATGGTAGCTTACATATAACTGGTAGTAGAACGATTGAAGATATTAAAATACCATTAGAAAAACTTGTAAAAGAAATTAAAGACAACAATATTAAAATATTAGAAAATATTGATAATTTGGAATATGGAAATATTCAAATATTGATGATTAATACAGATTTCAAGATATTTAAAGATGTTGAACATACATCAAATTTTGCAATTAAACGAAGAACTTTGCATACAATATTGATTAATAATTATAATATGATAGCAAGATTTGATCCATCTACATATCCTGGTGTTAAAATTGAATATTGGTGGAATAATGCAAATAACACAAGAGATGCTTCAACCCACTATGATATAAGAAATGTAAAATCAAAATCAAATGTTAAAGACGGTATAAAGAAAATAACAATAGCAGTATTTGAAAGTGGAAGTATATTAATAACAGGTGCAATTACTATAGATCAAGTTGATGAAACATACGGGTTTATATGTGATATAATTGAAAAAAATAAAGAACTGATATACTTTAACATTTAGATTCTTCTTCGGTATTATTGCCTAATCTAGTATAAGCAGGATTATGAGTTTTAGCATAAAACTGTTTCATATATTCAGAAGATGTTGGAGTAATATGTGGAGGTGCCCAATCTTCTGCAATATTGGCAGCATATAACCCTAATCCAGGATCTGGCGATTTTAACTTAATATTATTTAAAGCATTCTTATTACAATCTAAGAAACTGAATTGAAGTGCAGACATTTTTATTATTCTAATATAAAATAAAATGTCTTCTTCTGTAGATGGTTTAGGCAACGAAGATATAATAAGAACAGTTAAAGAAATAAGATCAAGAAAAGATGAAATAAAACAAGATGAATACGTATATTTTAAAAAACGTTATGAACATTTATATAAAATGATTACTGATAAAGATATGAATTTCGATGAAGAAGCTTTTTATACAATGTTAAATCAAAGGAGTAAAGTGTTATCAGGCAAACAAGATATAAAAACAAGTTCAGAGGAAATAAGCACTAAGTTTTTTACTAAATATCATCCGGATCTTAAATAATATCATATAAAGCTATAATGATTTTATGAAGACAATGATGAGTCTTAATAGTATTATAAATAAAACAAAAGAAATTAAACAACCTGGTGTTTCTTGGAATAATACTTTATTACAAGTATTACGTGAAAATTATTATTGGCCAGCAATTCAAACAAAAAGATTTTATTTAAATAATAATTTAATATTATTACATAATACTTATAAAAGAAAAGATGTTGAATCATATATTGATTTATATAATGAATGTCGTAGTGTAATCTTAGATTTTTCTTCACCAAATGTAATACTCTTTAAAGCATCTAGTACTCCTGAAACTTTAAAATATGAAGAAGCTATTGATAAATACGATGATACTATAGAATGTAGTATAGCATATGATTCTACTTTGGTTTATGCTTATTATTGTAATAATTGGATATTTAGCACAAATACTTGTACCAATATAGATTATTCAAAATTTAACCATCCAACAAAAAAATATGGTGAAATGTTTAATGAAGCATTACCTGTGAGTAGAGAAGAATTAATGCAAAACTTAGATAAAAACATTGTATATACATTTGGTATTATACATTATGAAAATAAAAAATATATAGATTATACAAATGAATTTGGTGAGAATTATAAAAAGATAATGTTATTAGATACAAAAGAAAAATATACGGAAATAAATGTAGATATAAAATTAGATTTTGGAATCTTAAATCCTAAAAAAATAACTTTAAAAGAAGGTTATCAATTGAATAATATTTATGGATTAATATTTGAATATAATAATAAAAGGTATAAAATAACACCTAATAAAATAATTTTTCAAGAAGAAACAGATTTTGGTTATCCAAATGTATGGCGTAATATGATATGGATATATCAAAAAAATATGGAAGATTTTCATATAACGGATTATATTAAAACATATAATAAAGAAATAGAATATCCATTAGATAATAATGGTGAAAAATTAGATCCAACATATTTGATACATACAACAATGATTTCAATGAGAGATATACTATATAATTTATATACAACTACTACTGTTTATTTTAAACAATATAATAGATTTAAAATGTCAAAAGATATTGATAGTAAATTACCACCAATTTTACAATATCATTTGGCACAATTAAGAAGACAACAGGTAACTATATATGTTACGGATACAATTACTGATAAAGAAATATTTTACTATTTATGTTATAGTAATCCTATGAAAAATATAATAGCATTGATTAATTTTTTTGCTACAAACTCTGGTTATGATATATCACCAAGATCATCGCAGTGTATAACCGTATTAAATAATTTATTAATTTAACGTTTTTCAAAAATACACCATCTATTTAAAAAACTAAATTGTTTTAAATTTTCATCCTCATCAAGAGTATCAATAGTAGTTTTTTCTCTCTTTTGTTGCCGGGTTCTTTCATTTTCGGGAATTTTATCAATTTCAATTTTTTTGTTTTTAAAAGTTTCTTCAAATGTTTGTGATTCAACAAATTGAATATTACATTTTGATAATTTAGTTATTAGTATATTTAAATCAACAAGATTTTCTGAGATAAGTCTACCTGTATTTTCAATAAATACATCAATTTTTTGATTATAAACAACCGATGTATTAATATTATAATCTGGATTACGTATAATAGCCCAAACAGTAGCATTAGATATAAGATCTTTACCTATTGCCTTACCATTGGGTTTTAATATTTTTTTTACTAAATCTTTATCCATAAAGGTTAAAATAAACTTACCTTTTTCCGCAATATTTTCAGCAACATTTTTAATAAATCCATTTAGTTTTTCTTCATTTTCGAAAAAATAATGAACTGAAAACATACACGATACAACATCAAATTTTGTTGGAAAATTCCTAATTCTATCAAACTTAGAGTTTTTATTTCTCTCAAATATATATTTTAATAATTCTTTACTTTCAGTATCAATATTATCAGATGCTTTACCATTTCTAATTGGTTTAGAACAATCACCTGCTGCAAATAACACTGTGGAATTGTTAGTATACATTTTTGGATTAAGAAATCTACTATAAGCACCTGATCTAGGATTGGTAATATTATCCAATGTATAATCAATACCTAATACCTTACTAAAATTATTTGCTATCCATCTGTTAAGATCTGAAGCTTGACCACAAGCCAATTCTAATAAAGATTTGTTTGATTTGTTTTTAGTATCTACAGAAACTTTATATAAATCAGCTTTAACAATATGATTATGAAATTGATTCATTTTACTTGAAATTAAATTATATGATGATATTGATCTTTTATAATAAACATCTAAACCTGTCAAATATGTTTTAATATTAACATCAAAATCTTGCTTTCCACTTATCATATCAGTTGATACTTCATTTGTTATAGAACGCCAAATATTCATAGCAACAAAATAACTATTTGCTGTTTTATTTAATTCACCTTTTCCAAAATTGTAAATTTTATTTTTGTCGTGTCTTATACGTAGTGGTTTCCATTTTTTCTTATTTGAAATTAATATAGAATTATCGTAAGAAAATTCAACAACTGAATTATTTAATATTTCTTCATTTTTAGATGTAAAGCATTTATTATTTACTGCTTCTATATAAACGGATTGTGGTATATCATCAACTGTAAATTGTCTTAAAGAATACACATTTTTATCAACTACTCTATTTTTTGTATTAAACATATATTGTATTCCATTTGCAATGGAAATTGGTTCCATATCCATACTATTAAAAACTACATTTAATGAATATTCTTTATACACTTTACCATCTGTTTCTAATTTGTGTTTTCCCTGTTCAATTACGATAAAATCAATTGTATTTTCATCAGGTGGTTTCCATTTTAAAACCTTATTCCAACTTAAACTATTAATATTATTTACTTCTACAGGTTTATTAGCATAAGCACCTAATACGGGTATTTTAGTTGGTGTAAATATTAATCCATCAATATGATAATCATAGGATTCTTTATTTGATAATATTTCATCGCAGTTTTTTAGAATATTATTGGATGTTAGTTGTTTTTTAACAATAATATCGTGACTACTAGAATTGCTAATAGAGCTTACAAAATTGTTCATATAATTATACCGTGATTTAACACTACTATCATCCAACAAAGGTAATTTTGTAATTTTTTCATTATTATAATAATATATATCAAAGATAGCAAAAAGATCTTTAGAATTATTTAATAAACGATCTTGGCATAATACAAGTTCTCCATCTAACAAACAATTTTTTAAAGTTGTAGTTATATTACATCCTCTAACTTGCTTGCTTGAAGTTTCTATTAAAAAAGCTTTAGCTTCATTGTTTATATATAACAAAAATCGTAATCCATCTGCTTTCTCTGTTACAGCATAATTTTCAAAAATTGAAACAGTTATACCGTAAGATTCTTTAATAGATGCTAAATTATGTTTTTCTAATGTAGCAGGTTTTGGTGCAAACATTACAATATTATTATCCAATTTAACATTACTAGAAAACACTGAATGTATTAAAGTCATATAATCTTTAAGAATACGTTGTTGATATTCTTTTCTTAAAGGTAATATGTTGCTATCTAACATAAAATGCAACTGACGTATATAAAGTTCTTCATTCAATTTTTCATCAGAAATTATTGAATAAACATATTTAGGACTTTTAGTATTTAATGAAATATCTTTAAAAGATACATCACGTTGATTACTTGTTGTAATTATCTCACATTTATAATACAAATGTAATTCTTTTTCATTTTTATAAATTAATTCTTTTTTCATTTGAAATTGTTTTATATCATTTGTAATGGTATTTTCAAAATCTTTTATTTCTTCTATTTTAAGTTCTTTAATTGAAGTTAGATAATCATATTCATCATTAATATTGTCTAATTCAACAGTTGTTGTATATTTTTTTATATATTCGTTGTTAGGTATTATACCTGTTTTACGATAATTTTTAATTTGATCTTCATCGGTTATTGTGTATATATCGTTGCCTATTAAAATTTCTAGAAAACTGTTAGATGTTGATAATGAAAAATCACTATTAACTAAGAAATGATGAACATTATTAAATAAATTAAGATCGTTGTTTTCTAATAAAATAATATGCATTTATTATATTAGTCATCTTATAATCTTAAATCATTTTTTAATAATAAATTTGCTATTATTAGTATAACATATATTTTGTTTTCGATATTCAAATGACATATCAAGTAAAAAAGAAAATAGCTTACAAATGTATATGTTCCATTTGTTTTGAGTAATACCATCCATTATCATTGATATTCCTTTTTTTGTATATTTATTACTTATTTTTTGAGTTGAAATAAAAGTAAATAGTTTATTTTTAATTATATCATCATCTTCATATAAATCCAAAGATTGTTTAAAAAATTCCAATGGTCCTATATCTTTATTTTCAATTTTATTTACTTTAATATCATCTATAGGTTCTTTAATACTATCAGTATTCTTAATATCATCTATAGGTTCTTTAATACTATCAGTATTCTTAATATCCTTAGCATCCTCAGTATCCTTAACATTTTTAATATCCTTAATATCCTCAGTATCCTTAACATCATTAATAAAATTATTAGGACATTCAATATTTTTTATAGGATCTTCAATATCATCAAAAAACTCTTTATCAAAATATTGTATATCATCATACGAACTATTAGGTGTATCGCATTGAATATTATCTAATGAAATTATCCATTTAGTATGTGGAAAAATAATTGCACATTGTGCTGTGTTATCAATTTTATTTTTAAGTAATTCCATTTTTAATCTATATATAATTTATGTCTTATATGGTGTATCATAATCTAAATTATTTTCAGTTTGATTATTAAAAATAGAACTAGTTTTAGTTAATTTTTTCTTTAGAATATAAAACTTCATTGTCGAACTAACTTTGTTTTTAATAACAGGTAAAGAATTTTCTTCTTCAACATCAGCATTTGTAATAGTTTCAATTTTAATATCATCACCATCATCTAAAGATTGAAAATTAGTTTTAATAATATTATTTTTAATATCTTCATATGCATTAATATTTTTAGTTAATTTATTGCAATACATTATATATGTATGTATTTGATCTATAACATTAGTATCTAATCGTTGTAAATCAATAAAGATACCATTAATATTCTTTGAATAATTAGAATTATTACTCTTAATAATTTTATATATTTCTTGATATTCAAACATAGAACATTTTACAATTTCATTTTTAATAATTTGTATTTTAGTTTTAATGTCCATAATTGTAATGTATTATTATATTTTTTCTATATAGTTTCATTTTTATTCATCATCATCATACTCCTGATGATCATCATCAACTTCATTATCATCATCACTGTCTATTACATCATCTTCATCTTCTTTAAACTCTACTAAATCAATTACACTATCACTATCTGCATTGCTATCTATAGCATCGTCTTGATCATAAGAAGCATCACCACCCTCACTATAATTATCTTCATCACTCTTTGCAGACTTTGCAGTATTAATTGTATCAACTAATTCTTCAGGTTCTTCTGTATTATCATCATTTGGATTATTAATAACCAATCCAATTATAACAATTTTATTATCATTATAATGATATCTTTTTCTACATATTTTAACTGAAACATCGCTACCAACACTTAGTTCTTCAATATCATATTCGTGCTTAATACCTGATGTTAATCTAGGTATTATGATATCAATAATAACTTTATCATTATCATCTTTAACTTCAGCTTTAAATCCAGCATTATTACTAGATACAATTGTAGCTTCTAATATTGCATCAATAGAAGGATTGCAAATTAATGCATAACATACTGCTTTAAATTGAAAAGAACTATTAAAATGTTCTTTCATAGCAATTCCAGGTGATCTTTTTATAATTTCAATACTATTTTCTTTAATATATCCATATTTAGTAATTTTATTTTCATATTTAGATTGTATTTTTTCTAAAATAGCATCATCTAAACTGCTATTAGCAATTTGCGAAATAGATAAATTAATTAAAGTGCATATTTTATATTTTTTGAATATTTTAGTCATATTTTAATATTAAAGATTATTTTTTCATTTTTATATAAGGTATAATCAGTAAATTATTTTCATCATAAAACTTTTTTGCTATTTTCATACATTTATCACTTTTATTGTTGCTTTCTTCATTTAATATTTTATTAAGATTTGCAGCTGATTGTGTTTCACATTTTGTACCTTTATTATTACCGGAAACAATTTTAAAAATTAAGTTTGTAGATAAAACTCCTTTTGATTTTTTAGCAACATCTATAATACCATACGTTTTATCTTTAACTTTTTGTTCTTCATAATTCATAGGTTTAGTAATATTACCATTAAGATCTTTTAAAGGTAAAGGTTTATCAGTACTAAATAAATCAAAATAATTATCATTAACGATTATAAATTTATCACTTAAAACTTTGTATAATTTAGGATATTTAGTTTTATTTTTAATAATACTAGTAGCTATACTATCCCAATTAGTATTATTAATATACATTAAAAATTTATATAAAAGTTCAAAATCTTTATAACCGTTTTCATATTTATCAATGTTATTAGTGTTATTAACAGGTGTTTTAGGTTTATTAACAATAGGTTCGTCTAATATAATTTCTTGTTCTACAATATCTGGATGATCAGTTATTTTTTGAATACCATTATTGTTAAATATTAGCAAATAATTACCAATTTTATTTGGAAAAATTACATTGTTAATAGCCAAATCTAAGTATCTTTTATCATTGCATTTTGATAATAATTCTTCATATGGAATATAATCTTGAGCTTTAATCATATCTTTAATAATTGTAGAATATCTACTACTTAAAAACATATTTTCACTACGTAAGTTATTATCACTAATAAGAGATTTATCAATTGGTTCTTTATATTCTTTATCACTACCTAAAACATATTCAACTTCAAGGTTTTGTGAAGTAATAATTTTAATAGGATTTACGTTATTAAACAAAGATCTTGGAAATACATTTAATTTTTCATTAATACGATTATCAAAAGCATTTTCTTCTATTATTGATATATATGATTTAGTTTCCGTAAGTTTTTTAATAGCAATATCATATGCGTGTTTATCTGCTGAAAAATTACTATTATCTTCAAAATAACCACAATATACAAAAACAGTAATATTACGTAATTTAAGTGGAAGTTTAATATGACTACATCTACGAAAACCTCTTCCTATAATTTGTTCGTGTCTGTTAAAATGATACCAAGGATCTAATATATGCACTTCTCTAATATTTAAAAAAGAAAGACCTTCACTAGCTTTTTTAGTAATTAATATCAATTTTAATTTATCTCCATATATATTACTATCACTATTAGCCAACTTAAGAATATTTTCAATGTTTTTAGAACTACCAGTATTACTTATATGTTGGTTATTTTCACTTGTTATCACAGCATATTTTAAGTTAGAATTTCTTTCAACACTTTTATCATCTAATAAATTAAAATCTTTAGAACTTGAATCAACATAACGAGAATATCCAATATATTCTAATGCTAAAGCTATTTGTAAAATACCATATTCAATGTAATTGGAATAAATAATTGCTATACCTGTTGTATTTTTTATATAATCAATAATTTTAGCAATTTTAGGAGCATATGTAGATATATTAGTTTGATCTAAAACTTTAGTTTTACCAATAGAAGGTTTATATTTAAATTCAGTTTTTGAAAAGTATTGTTTAGGTGAATATGCTATATTCATATTCTTAACATTATTCATAATATTTTCAGTATCTTTAATAATTTGCTTATTATTTAACTTAACTTCAATTAATCCATCAGGTGTTAGATCTCGCATCTTAGCATCACTATGTTTAATTCTAATTGGATATACAAAAGGGTTTTGACTATTTATGTAAGAAATATATTGAGACGAAAGTTTAGCTAATAGATCATTAGTTAAATTATCAATTTTAGATTCACCATCATTTAACAATAAAAGGTTAAGTAGATCTTTAATTTCACTTGCTTCATTGAACATTGGTGTTCCAGACATTAAAATTAATCTATTGTTCTTACCATTTTTAATAGCTGTTTCAACTTTTGAATATATTTTAAGTAATTCATCTTTACTAATATCATCTTCATCATCTTCACTAGGATTTCGTAAATTATGTGCTTCGTCAATAATAATTGTTTTATTTTCAATTGTAGTATTATATTTTATAAATTTAGCATAGGTCATAATATTATATCGCTGTTGTATAAATTGATTTAAATGTAATGTAGAATCAAAATTATTTAATTTATAAATATTTTCGGAACATTGATTAATATTCTTATTATGAAAATCATATATAGTATTCATAAAGTTTTTAATTAATGTTTTAGGTAAAATAACAATTATAGGTGGTTCTTCAAAATTATTATGACCGATTAATATAGATTCCGCTATTGAAATAGCAGCACAAGTTTTACCAGTTCCTACTGTATAAAATAATAATAGATTTTTAAAATTATTTCTTTTAGATATATATTGTCCTACAAAGTATTGAAAATATGCTTTATTAAAAACATTTTTAGGGCAAGCATCAATCATAGATTTATCTAGATCTTCAACAACTTCATAAGGTTTTTCAGTATGAACTGCAAATTCTTTAATATAATTAATATCACTTTCTTTTTTAACTTTAATTATTTGTTTTTTAGTAATACTTTTATGTTCGCTTGATACAGATGAAAGTGATTTAGGTTTAACTTTATTTTCTTTATATTTATCACATTGTGTTTTTAATTGATTAACAATACTATTTTTAGTTTTAGCATCAAGTTTTAATTTACGTTTTGACTGTGGATCTACTTCTGGTTTTTTAAACCATTCTAAACAATCATCTTTATTAAAAGTTTTTTTCATTTAATTTAAAAGCAGAATAAATTAAAATTCAATATTGTTTTGAAATATTATTATTTATATTTTTAAAAAGTTCAATACGTTCAATGTTATGCAAATTAATATGTTCTAAAACTTCATTATATTTCATCCATTTAATAGCTCTAATTTCTCTAATTTGTTGCATACATTGTTTATTAAACTTAGGTATAGTATGATCACCAATAAATTGCGCAATATAATATGTATGTTTATACATAATTTTATTAGTTCCAAAAAATATTTCGTGATATGGAAAATTATAATCATTAATTGTAATTGTATCTGGTTTATATTGTGTTTCTTCAGTAAATTCACGCAAAGAACATTCAATATCAGTTTCATTTTGTTTTTTACGACCTTTTGGAAAACCCCATTCAGGTTCTGCAATACTTTTTGTATTATTAATTAAAATGTTTTTTAAAATATTTTTTTGAGATAAAATATCGAAATTAGTCTTAGCATCTACATACTCTTTTGTATTTTTATTATTGGATTGAAACCATATTTTTTCCCAAATAATATCAAAATTATCACAGTTTAATATAGATTGTTCTTCAGTAGTCATAGACTGAATTAATGTATTTATTTTTGAAAAATCCATAGATTTGTAATTACCCTTAATAAACTCCATAAAAGAAAGACTATTCTTTCGTTGAATCATTAAATAATGAATTTCATTATCTATTATTGTAAAACAAATAATACCATAACTGCTTATTGGATGAGGACAATCTCTATAAGTATGTCCTATACTATTACAATTTTTACAGATTATTTTAGACATAATATATTATAATTATTTCATTTTATATAGTAAATGGAACCTAAAAATTGGGGTAAATTTGGATGGGGGTTTATACATAATGTTGCACTAGGATATCCTGAAGATCTTACATATATGAAAAAAGAACAATATCGTAAGTTTTTTGAAGTAATTGGTGATGTTTTACCTTGTTTAGATTGTCAAGACCACTACAAAGAAATGATAGCTGATTATCCACCTATAATGACAAATAAAGATACCTTATTTAAATGGACAGTTGATATTCATAATAAAGTAAATGAAAGAATTAATAAAAAACAAATAACATTAGATGAAGCTTATAGTATTTGGAAAAATGCAAATATTATTGAAAAAAAAGAATTAACATCTAATAATAAATTATATTATCTTTCGTTAATATTTTTCTTAATATTATTAGTTTGTGTTTTAATTATTTTATATTTTCATACACCTTGATATTCACAACCTTCAAAACCTTCTATTGAGTAGTTACTGAACTTTTCTTTTTTGCTATTAAACTTATCTTTTTTAGCTTTATCACGGAATGGTTCAGCGCCTAAAGGCATACCCATATGACCACCATTACCACTCATACTATCAACATTCATTTCCCCTTGTATATTTTGTTGCATAGTCATATCATTAGTAGTAGGCATTTTAGCTTTAGGTTTAACAGTTTCTGGAACATCTTTCACTAATTTTTTAGCAATTTTATTTGATTCTTCTTCATCTACAACAGGTTTAATCGATTTTGATGTAGCAACATTATAAGTAAGCATAGATGAAACCGAAGCAAATACAACAATTACGCAAATAATAATGATAATGAAGGCAATTACCCAACCCCACCACCAACATAAACTATTTTCAACAGTCTTACCTGCAACACAGGTAAGATCAAATAGTCCTAATACAATGGAAGGAATGCTGAATAAAATAACACTTCCAATTAACATTAATCTTTCACCTAAGGTTAATTCATTTTCGTTAAATAATATAGATAATATAATCGCAATGACTGCAATTAAAATAGCAATCGCTGCATATTGCGATTGAGGGGTTCCAGTTAACAATTTCGAAATAGTGTTGGTAAAATCCATCTTATATGTTTTAAATAAATATAAGAAAAAAAGATATAAAAGATAATTAATATATTTTAATTATGGGGATTCCTTTTTATTATTCAGATCTAATTAAGAAATATTCGGATATTGTTCAAATTCCTAAAAATGTTAATATTTTATTTTTTGACTATAATGGACTAATACATCCAATAGCTCACGAAACAATTTGTAAAGGCAAAAGTGAAGATGAATTCTTTCATTTGTTATGGAAAAAAACATTAAGTTTAGTTGAAATAATAAAACCTGACAAATATATTATATCAATTGATGGTGTTGCACCTTTAGCTAAAATTAATCAACAAAGAAAACGTAGATATATTTCACCTACGAATAAATCTTGGGATACAAATGCTATAACGTGTGGAACACCTTTTATGGATAGTTTAAATAAATATATCAAGGCAAGATGTATTAATATAGATAGTATGTATAATAATGGTGAAGGAGAACATAAAATACTTGACGCTATCCATAATGATCCTAATACAAATAATATTTATTTAATCCACGGTTTGGATGCTGATCTAATATTATTATCATTAATGAGTGATAAAGCTGATAATATTTATTTAATGCGAGAACAAGATAATAAAATAACATATATTAGTATTAAAAAACTTAAAGAATATATAGAATTAGAATGGTGTTATATTTTTAATAAAGATGCTGATATTATTAAATCCTATTGTGTTATGCTATCTATAATGGGTAATGATTTTATACCACATCCTATTAGTCTTAAAATATCAAGTAATGGTATTAATATATTGAAAACAGTATGTAAAAATACGTGTTTAATATCAAAAATTGATCCTATTAATATTAATGTAGAAGATTTACAGATAATATTTAAGAATCTTATTTATTACGAAGATAAATTTATGGCAAATGAACCTAAAAATTGGAGAAAAAATTATTATAGAAATGAAGTTTATATTGAAGATATACCGCAAGCGTGTAAATATTATATTGATGGTATTTTTTGGACTTATAATTATTATAATAAAAATATAAATAAAATTGATCATAGTTGGTATTATCCATATTTAGGTTGTCCAAGTATAGCTGATATTGCAAATTATTTAAATACTTATGAATATACACCTAATTATAATAATCATTTTATAAACTCAAAAGAACAATTATTAATAGTTATGCCTAAAACAAGCATTAATGTTTTACCAAAAACCTTACAAAAGTATATGATAGATCCAATATATGGATTAGAATATATGTTTGTAGCGGATTATAAACTTATTAAATATCTTAAAAAACACGAATGGGAATATGTTCCTTATTTACCTTTAATTGATATAAAATATATTCGTTCTATTTTTGATGAGCAAGAATCTTATTAATTAATTCTGGTTTATTTCCTTCTGTAGAAATACCAAAATTACCACAATGTTCTTTTAATTGTTCTACTGACATTTTAGCCAATTTTGTTTTAGTAAATACATTATCATCAACGGAAGGTGTTAATATTTCTGTTATTTCAGAAATAATAGGATCTTCAATTATTTCTGTAGGTTGTTCAGGAACAATTTCTATTTTAGGAGATTCAACATTTTCTTCAGGTTTATTATCAAATACTTTCATAAACATATCTTCTGCAAATTGATTTGCACTATTTTCTTTATTTTTATACAACAACTGCGTAGCAAAAGTTGTTTCTAATTTATAAAAAGAACTTTCAAGTTGTGCTATTTTTTTCCATAAATATATAATAGCTACATAAATAATAGCGAAAATTACGATATAAAAAACAAGATCTAAACGGTTAAGAATACTACTTAATGATATCATTTATCATCAACATTAGATAATCTATTTTTCATTTTAATCGCACTTTTAATTAATTCATCTGGAAACATCTCACGTCCTAGTAATTCTAAAGCTATACATTGTTTAGATTCTTTTTCTCTAATTCTATATGGAAATTTAAAATCATATTCGTCTTGTTGTATAGCTTCCATAGATAAATTAATAAAACTTTCTTTATAAGTATAACCTAAATCTATTAAAGAATGATAATGTGTCGTAACTATAAGTTTAGCATTTTTAAAATTATTATTAATATATTCACATACAGCATAGGCTGTTGATTGTCCTTCAATTGGTGGTGTAGAATGCATAGGTTCATCCATTACGAATAATATATTTTGTTCTTTATTTTTACTTGCTTTATCTAATAAATCATAACAATATTTTACCTCTGTTTCAAAATAAGATCGTGTTCCTACTTCATCTGATACTCGCATAAATGTTTGAATAATATGGTATGTATTTGTTGTCATTTTATTAGCCATAGCAATACCAATAGTTTGTGCTAATATTATATTTAAAACAATATTCTTAACATAAGTTGTTTTACCACCTGCATTTGGTCCAGTTATTACCAAATGTTTTTTCAAATAAGCCGGATTACAAACTTGATCTTCATCCAATAATGGTGATCTCATACCAACTATTTTAGTATTAGAATTGTTATCATAATTAACTTTACACCAATTTTTATTATGATATAATTTAGAAATTACATTAGCAACATCCATATAATTAATACATTCTAATATTTGTTTCATTCGTATTCTATAATTAGATGTATTTGTCCAAAAGCAATATACATCAGTAAGATCACCATTAATAATGAAAGATTTATCATAATATATATCATTTAATTTCCAATATTCATCCGGTATATTTTCAAATAATTTAGAACATATAGTAATAAAAGATTTAACATTAGATATTTTAGTAGAAAGATCATTACGTAAATTATGTAAATAATACGAATAATCAACCATTTGCCATAAACCATATACATATAATGAAAAATATATTAAAACAGTTATCCATTTTACCAAAGAATATTTAATATCACTATAAGAAGCAGTTATAATAGCTTTTAAAGATTTCCATAATATACTTACATATTTAAATAATGAAAAATCAATTTTTAAAACAGTTTTAATATAATAATAAGGTCCTAATATTATACTTATTGGTGATATAAATTGCATTAAAGGAACAGAATAAACTTTATACAAATGAAATAATTCTATTGTAGGGTATGTCAAATTAATAGGAAAATTATACCAACTATTAGGAAATAAAGCACCTAAAAATTCATTATCAGCATTTATTTTTTTATAATCTAAATTTACAATATAATTAACATCTTCTTCTAAATTTTTTAAATGATTTAATTGAATAGTTATATCAGGCATATTAATTACATTTTGTCTTTTACGTAATTCTTCAATATCATATATAGGTTTGCGTATTATATCAACCATCAACTGTTTAGAATTATCTAAAACAGTATATTCTTTCATAAAATCATCAATCAATGTATCATTATAAACATCTTCGCTAACAGATGTAGTCATTCTATATAAACATTTGATAAATATTATACTAATATATACACATTATGAATGTTGTAGTTATTTTTATTAAAAATAAAATTTACAAACTAAATAAACAACCTTTTGAAACGGATACTGATGCTTACGAAAGACTTTGGTGGATTATTAATAATAATAAAGATTTAAATAATCGTAAAGATATAAGCGATTCCATAAAGGTAATTAATATTAAAAAAGGAATGTCTTATTATAATAAATGATTATAGAACCCAATCAACTTAAATTAGAATATGTTATTATTATATTTCTTCTTATAATTGCAATAGTATTATTATTTTATAAAAGCATTGAGCCTGAAAAAACAATAAAAGAAGTTAAAAAACCTAAATCCATTTTAAAAAAACCTGATACTCCAGTTAATAACTCTAATGTTAAATTTTATGATGTAAGAATGTCGCAAATATCAAATGATATTAATATTACTAAAAATCAAGAACCAACCGAAGAATTATTATCTCAATATCAACCCGCTAGAGAAGATATACCAACTGATAACATTTTTTGTAATAGCAATAATGGTAGAATACAAAATAAACCATTACGATTTAACATATAAAGATTATTATATATATTATCATTATAGTAATGCATTTGGGTATTATATCATTTTGTGATAGAGTAGCATATAATATCAAATCAAATGATATTAAAACCGATATATTAGAGGAAATTGATAAAAAATATAATGTAAAAATAATACAAAAACATTTTTTTAGATTAACGGATGAAAGTGTAAGTCATATTACAGCTACACCTCACGTAGTATCAATTAGAACAAATGGTAATCCTTATTTTTTGTATATGACAAAGTATGATGATAAAGAAATAATTTATTTTATTGATAAAAAAATACATCCTACGTATCAATTACCAAGAATTATTATAGCAAAAGGATTATTTGATCCTAATCTATTTAATGGCACTTTAATAGATGGTGAAATGGTATGTTGTTATAATAAAAAATGGATTTTTTTAATTTCAGATATTATATCTTATAAAGGAGAACATTTAACAAAGTTTCAATTACCCGAACGACTTGCAATGTTAAATAATTTGTTAGATAATGAATATACTGAAGATTATCCTATGGATATTTGCAAGTATCGTATAAAACCTTATTATAATTTATGCGTAGATACACTTAATAAAATATCAGGTTTTGAATATCCATTTTCTGTAAGAGGTATATATTTTTGGGCTTACAATTTAAAATATAAACCCAAACTTATGAATATTGATGATAACATTATTCAATCTGTATCAATAAAAACAAAAGATAATATTGAATTTACACTAAAAACAGATAATATTAAATCTGTTATTAAAACTGATTTACCTGATATTTATAAAGTAAAAGAAGATAATAAATATTTATCTATACAAACTATTAAGCAAAGTCATATGATTCGTAATGCGTTTAAAGATACTAATTTAAATTTTTCTAAATCTGTCAGGTGTTCATATTCTAAAGAATTTGATAAATGGATACCTATCAGCATTTGCTAATACAATTTTCAATATTTTTTATATTACTATCAATATCACAATTTGATGAGTATTTAAAACTTATATATATTGATTTATCTTTAATACATAATGATAAACGATTGTTAATTTTATATTCTTCTATAGTATAAGAATCTTTAAAAGATATTTTATTTACACAAGGAAATACATATATTGGTTGTTTAGAATCATTATACATTAATATTGTATAATCATCTGTTTCATCCATATCAATCAAAGAATGTTTAAATAAACATTGATTATCATTTCCTATTTCATATGTGTATTCCAAATTATTATACCAATAACTTGTAAAATCACGTTTAAGAAATTTAAACGATTTACGTATGGTATTAATATCTTTTGGATTCTTTAAAATAATATAAATATAATTAATATTTTCATTTAATTTATTTTTAAACATTATATATACTATGATAATATAGTGTTTATATAAAAATAATTTCAAAACAAATTTAAGCTGTTGCAGGAGTTGCCTGTTTAAAAGGCTTGATATGGGGATTGAGAAGTCTTTGCATATGGAAGAAAGTAACTTCATCACCATCCTTAACACGAAGAAGCTTCTTCAATGCTGCATCTGGACGGATAATACGTCCATTCACAGGATCTTTCAAATTATTCTTGCTTACATATGTATTAATATTCTTAGTAACCTCAGTGCGACTCATCAATGTTCCGTGTGCAATTTCTAGGAAATCACACATTTCAGTTGAGATATCAGTTGGTTTAGCAAAACCACTGGGACTCAAACGAGCTTTTTCCTTACGATCACGTTCTTTCTTAAGGATCTTTTCCTTCTTATCGTTCTCCTTAATAACAAGTTTTACTAGGGTTTTGATTGCCTTAAACTCTTTATCCATATTTGCAATAGCCTCAATCAATTCAGCTAGTTTTGAATTTTCATATGAAACTACTTCTACCTTCTTGCTTTTTACTTTAGACTCTTTAGAATCTTTAGAATCTTTAACATCCTTAGACACTTTGGTATCTTTAGCTACTTTGGCATCCTTGGCTTTACCACCACTTTTTTCAACTTTATCTACTTTTTCAACTTTATCTACTTTTTTAGCAGGCATCTTTTTTAATCATTATTATCATAATTGTCTTTATATACTTTTACTTATCATTACACAGTGCGTTAAGAGTATTTAAAAAACTTTCATATTCTTCATTACTTATATCTTTTAACTTGCTATTACTTGGATTATATAAAACTATTTTGATTAATAAATCTCCTCCATTTAATCCTCTGTTTTTTATTTTTAAAGTTTTCTTTGACATTCTTTTAACTTTAAAACTTACATCATTTCCATCAATATGAACAAAAGAATGATTAAATCCTTTATAATAATCATAATGTGATATTTTCATTTGATATATTAAATCTACATTTCCATTTTGATGAATAATACTTTCATATACATCATCATCTTCAAATTTAAAATCAATTTCAGCTGTTGAACTTAATCCATTAAAACTTCGTGTTATAAACTGTTTAGGAAATTTAGAACAATCTATAATTGCTTTTGTTGGTATTCCACATAAATTAAATTGTTTTTCTAATTTTCTTTTATAAATAAGATCATAATACGTTATCTTTACAGATGTTTTAAATATACTTTGAAATGATTGCGATTGAAATAACTTATTTGCCATTCCACTAAACATACCTGCCATACCTTCACTACCACTAAACATACCTGCCATACCCTCACTACCACCAAACATACTTGCCATTCCTTCACTACCACCAAACATACTTGCCATTCCTTCACTATCACCAAATATATCATCAAATATGTCTGAAAAATTATTATCTATTAACCTTTTATACGCTTCAGAAGCTTCTTTAAATTGCAATTCTTTTTCATTTCTTTCATTATCATCTAAATCAACTAATTTATCTGGATGCGTTTTTAATGCTATAGATTTATACGCTTTTTTAATATCCGCTTCTGTTGCTGTTTCATTTAATCCTAAGATATCCAAACATTGTTGCTTATCCATTTAAAGATTTAAATCTATAAAATGTTTATATGAATATATTATATTATGGTACTAATAACACTATTAATGATAAAATAATTGATAATTCTCTTCATAATCAAATAAGAACACATAAAAATATTAGATATCTTGAAAATAGTCAATACTTAACTTTCTCAGTTATTAATATACATATTTTACAATTTATTAAATCATTAATACAAACTACTACTATCAATAATACTATACGTAAAATTATTTTATTTAATATTGAACAATGTGATAAAGAATGTATGACTATTTTACGTATTATTCTTGAAAAATACAATAATACTACACAATTTATTGCTACCACTATTCAACGATCTAAAATTGATAAACCAATTTTAAGCAGATTTATATTAGTGCGAATACCAGTCGAGAATATTAAAATTGATGTTATACCAATTAAAACTATTACTACTAAACCAACACTAACAGGTATAAAAAAAATAATTAAAAAATGTCGTAAATATTCTATTACGGATATTAGTTTAGAGTTATTAAATATAACTCCGTATAAATCACAATTTATAGAACACGCAAGTGATATAGAACATCAATATTGTTTTCATAATAATAAAGATCTTGCAATTGAAACATTAATTTTAGTATGCTTTTATCCTCCAAAATATGATATAAAAAAATCAAAATAACTATTTGTTAAATGTATAATGAATGTAATGAAACTAAACTAATAGTTAATAATATTAATAAACTTATAAAATATATTGATAAATACGGCAATAATAATGAAAAATATACACTAAAATCAAATCTTAATATTATGAATAATAATTTAGAAAATGTTTATAATAATATATTAATTTCTAAATTATACAAGAATATGCTACTTTATGTAGTATGTATTTTTTTAATGAAATCCATAATACTATAGCTACCTTCCAAAATTGCTAAATCCTTTTTAACCGTCATATCACTTAGGTTAATATGTATCCATTTACTATAATATTTTTTTGGTATAAAGTTTAATAAAAATAAACACACTATCATTCTATCAGCACATCCAAATTCCGCATTTTTTATATCAGCCCTTGTTGATTTTGTATATTTTATATATTCTTTTCCTATACTTAATTCTTTTATCTCTTCTCCGTAAGATTTTGCACTTTTAATTAATTGTTTTTTCATATTATAAGATAAACTAAAATAAGCATAAGATGTCTTACATTGATCTATACCAGTTAAAGTTCCCATATCAATAATACGTTTAGGTTTATATTTATCTATACAATATGATAAACCATCTGCTAATATTAATCTACCTTCAGCATCTGTATTTGTTATTTCAACTTTTATACCTGAATAAGATGTTATAATATCACCGGGTTTTGTTGCCATATGTGAAATATCATTTTGAACTAATGGAACACATACTGTTATATTTTTTTTAGTTTTATTTAAAGCAAGTTCGTATAATAAGTATAATGCCATTGTTCCACCCGTTTTATCCAAATGCATATTATTCATCGCATATTTAGGTTTTAATGTATATCCTCCCGCATCAAATGTAACTCCTTTACCAACTATTACCAAATCTGTATTTTTACTATTTTTATTACCATTATATTCTACAATTAACATATGACCCGTTAAATGATCTACCGATAAAATAAGATTTAATCCTTCCTCTTTTAATTGTTTTGTATCTTTGATTATTACATTTGTATTTTTAATTAGTTTAAATATCTTACTGATATAATCGCAAAAAGAACTAGGTGTTATAATATTTGCAGGTTGATTTAATAATGTTCTAAATAAATTTAAACTTGTATCTGTTTTATTAAATTTGTATTTTTGTTGTTCTAAACGCATCTTAACTGCTTTATGATATTTTTTTGGATATTTATTTATATTAACTTTTTGTCCTACATCCCATAGATCTAAATGATTTATCATTTAATTTTAAATAATAAAATTAAATATAAGGTCTATTTCTTTTAAATATATACTTTATATGACAAAAAGGTATTTCTAATAAATAATTAATACATATATTAATTATTTTTTTATTAGAATTACTACTATTTTCTATAGTATCTACTATATCATTTAATAGATTGTTAGGAACATTTAAATCACTATATCTAACATATTTTACATCATTACTAATAACACTGTAATATACTATCAATATATCATATAACATTGCATATTTTTCATTTATACTAATATTTTTAATAATATTAATATATTTTTTAATCTTATAACGATATTTAATTTGATCTAAAAGATCTTTAGGAACAGTATAAATAACCTTGGTATAAATATACTCTACAAGATCATCAGGTAGTTTAGATTCAAAATCTATCAATAGATTTGTTGCCATTTTGTAATATACTACAAAATTGTTATCATTTTTATAAATAAATATGGAACTAATTGATCTCTTTCTAACTAAATTTTATAAAGATTTTCAAGAATATACTTACAAAAATAAAGTTTTAGTAGCAGCTTCAGGTTTTGCTATTGGTATTGCAACTACTGATTTACTTAAATCAATTGTTAGTGATATTATAAATCCTAATATTATTAAATTAGTTTCATCATTAAGTCTTATATCACCTTTAGCTATAAAATATCCTTTTGTATTTGATATAGTTAAAGGAATTAGTAATTTTATTTGGTTATTTATTATTTGGTTAATAACTATATTTGTTTCATTCTTCGTAATTGAATATATACTTAATAGAAAGGTTATTGGTTTAACTAGTAATGTTCAAGATGATGAAAAAAAACAGTTTATTAAAGAAAAAATAATATCAAAAGAATACAATAATATATTACCAAATGAAAAAGATAAAATTGATATTGAAAATGATAAAGAATTAGAAAATATTGAAAATCTCACCCAATAAAATTATTTATATAATTTATAAATATACTTGTATTATTAGTTTCAATATTATTATGACCTGCTTTAACTACTAATGGTTTATAATAATTATCAGGACAATATATTTTTATTACTTTTATCAATTCATATGTATGTCTTATGTTTATTAATTTATCTACAGTTCCGTGTATTATTGCTATTTTATTTGTAGCATCTTTTATTCTATAATTATTTGGAAAACATAGATTATCTAAAAATGGTATATCATAGTATATTTGTATTCCTGATAACATTGGAGATATTAAGATCAATCCATTATTTGTATAATTTGATAAATATGTAGCTGGAACAGTTCCTAAAGATTTACCCATTATAATTAAATTATTTGGATTTATATTTAATTTTTCAATTGCAAAATAATAAACAGTATCTGCTGATTTTAATAAATTATATTCGTTTAATGTTCCTTTATACGATAATCCATAACCTATATAATCATATAATATAACACTGCAATTTGTAAAATTAGATAACCAACTACAATAACTCTTACATATACCTATATCATCAGCATTATTATGATTAAATAATATTACTTTATTACTTTCTTTTCTAATTATTTTAATAGCTATGCTATCATACAAATAATCAATATCTTTAACTGTATATGTTGGTTTTAATGGTGGATTAAATGCTAATGTGGATATTAAATAATTAAATATAATATATATTATTATTATTATTATTGTATATAATATCATTGTTTATTATTTAATATTTTAATTAACCACAATGATATGTGCATCCAACAAAAGCTATTTTATATACTTTCATATTTTTACTTAATTCCAAATCATAAGTAGTTTTATTAATTATATCTCCATTTAATCTAACATATTTTACATCATATTCATAATCATATTTAATATTACTATTAACATCATATTCATATTCATATATGATATCATTATTTTCATTAAATAATATATTAGTTCCGTCTGTTTTCATTTTTTGTAAAGGAATATAATTTGGATTAAAATCGCAATTCATTGTTATTTTAGCTACAGTATAATTATGTAAAAGATCATCATCTTGTTTCATACCAATTCCAGGTATAACAGAAGAAGTTATATAATCACCATTATTTAAATTACCATTATAATTAGATACCCATATTGCACCTTCACCTATTGCATTTATTGCAGATTCATAAGATTTATTTTTAATTTTATTTGAAATTACACCAAATACAGCAGGATCTTTAATTTTATTTGATAGTATAACATTTGGCAAACTTTCAATAATATTAATATTTTGTTTTAAATTAAATTTAGAATAATTCGAAATTGATCTATTATAATAAAAACCATCTGCGCATACTATATACCCATTATACTCTTTTGTTTCTTTAAAAAATGTTATATGTTGTCCTGTAAAATTTTGCATATTATCATACAACATAGAATCACTAACATAATTACAATTGTCTAATACCTGATGTGTAACATATAAACTTAAATCAGGTAATCCATCAAGATCATTATAATTACTATATATTTTAGGTCTATTTTTAATATCCTCATAATCAATATTTGATATTATAAGTCTTTTATCACTATTTCCAATTATAATATTATCATCCGTTTCAATAATAATATTATTAATATTAATTATATTATTACTATTAAAATCCAAATTATGTCCTATTATAATAGGATTCTTAGAACATAATTCATCAAATAATAAACTATCTTCGATATCATTGTAATTATTATTACCAATTGATATTAGATTGCGTGGTATAACATTATTAAAACTATTATTACCAAATATAATACTATTGTTTATAAATTCACTACCAATTTTATTACCAATTACAATAGAATTATTACCATATAAATTATATAAAGATCCTAAACCAATATTTTCATAACCATAGCATTTAACATCACTACCATATAATATATTAGTTCCACTATCTATTTTATATTCAATACTTAAATCACTAAAATTAATTTGCAAAAAGTAATTAGTTATATTTTCACCTTCATTATTAATATTTTCACCTAATTTATAAATTATTTTTAACCTATTTAATACATCAACTGTATTATTTATAGTTATTACATTATTACTATTATAATTTAATCCACTCGTTTCATCATATATATACTCAGTATCATTTAAAATTATAGCAAACTTATACTTTTTAAATTTTTCAATATTAAATTGTTCATATAATTTTATAAATACATTTAAGGTTATTGTAAAATCACTTATACCATTTTCAAATATATATTCTATACTATGTTCTGCATTAATTTCCGTAATACTAAATATTTGTTTAAACCAATAAGCATCTTGTAAAACTTCGAAATCATTTACAACAGGATAATATTCTAAATTAATATTTTCTATGTTATCACCAAATAATACTTTAAAATTATTAAAATTAGAATTAATATATTTATTATCTAAATTTATTGCTTCAATACCATCATAAATAAATATTTTATTATTAGAATGGTTAGAAACTTTAAATGTTTTTAAAAGATCTAAATCATCATAAATATATTGGGTAGTATATTCAAATACATAATTATTTATAACATTAAATACAATATTATATACATTAACTGAATCATAATTGTATCTATTAAGACCAATTAATATTTTAATAGTATCATTAATATTAGTTGAATTTATATAATCTTTACCATCTATATAACCATTCTCAATATTTTTATTTAATATAAAAATATTAGATTCGTCAATATTTTTAAATCCATAGTTAATCAATTCTTCATATATATTAACTCTATTAAATGGATATATATCAATTGTAATTTCATTTTCAAGTATATTTGTATCTATTTGTGTATCATAATGAATTAATGAATCTATATAATTTATATTACAATTATTAATATATTCTAATAAAACCCCAGATATATTAGGATTTAAAATAATATTATTATCAACATAATATAAATCATCTATTAAAGATCTACTTAAATTATTAATTCTATTTACAACATAATTTTTTAACTTTATTACAAAAATATCACTTAATTTTGTTTTATCTTTATTTAATACACGAATAGTCATTTCATCATCACGATCTTCAGTTATTATATATACCATACTTATAAAATTAACATCTTTAATCTCAATTAAATTAGTATTAATTATACCATATTTTGGTGGTATTTCAATATATATAAAATCATCAATATTATTATAACCAATATAAAATAAATTACTTGAAAACATATACCATTCTGTATTTATAGTTGTATCATATACATTTGTAATATTATTAATAATTATATTACTATCATTAATATTAATATTATTACCATTAACTATTATATGATCAACTGTATTTTCAAAAATATAAGTTCCATCATTCCAACTAGCATTGCTACTAGTTATCAACACTTCTTCAGTATAAAATACTTTATTAGCTATAGTTAATTTAGAATCACCTTTAACAATGTGTAATGTATTTTCAAACCAATCTAAAGAAACATAATCACCATATATCTCTGTAATATTAAAATTATTAAAATTATTAAAATTAACTTTAATATCATAAGATTTTTTAGATAAATACGATACATCTTCAATATTAATAACTATACTAACAGTAAAATTATCTTCAAATATATTAGCATTTTCTAAATATTGCTCAAGAACAATAGTTTCATTATGATTATACAATCTTTTAGGAACGTGAGAATATGTTGGTAATTTTGTAATATAAATTTTAAAATTATCATTCATATTATTATATTGAAAATTAATAGAATTGGTATCAAATATAGTATTAACAATAATAGGTTCCGTGAATCTATAAATATTATCGTTATCTAAACTATATTTAACATCATATGTAAAATCATTATCTAATTTAATATTACTAAATAAATCAAGCCTAATATCAAGCTTTTTATAATTTAGATTATTATTTAAAGATAGTTCAGTAGGATTGTGAGGTGATTGGTATATATAATTACCCTTAACAATTAAATCATTTAATTTAAGACTATCAATAATATTTCTATTTAATATAGGGTCAAATGTATTTAGATAATTTACTGCTTTTAAAACATTGTAAGATTCTAATTTATTACCTATACCAATGCTACTAACAGTATTAATGATATTTGAATTACCAATAACTATAGGATTTTCTTTAATTAAATTATTATTACCAATAATAATTAAATTAGATTGATAAAGATCATAACCAGTATTATATCCACCAATATATATAGTATTAATAGCATTAATAGCTTCATTTAAATTATAATTACCTACAATAGTATTATTAATACCTGAAATTAATTCATTACCAACATAAGATCCGTGAATAATATTATTACTTATGTTAGATTCAATATTATTAATACAATTAAAACCTATAATATTATTATTATTATTGTAAATTAACTTATTACCTATTAAAGATCCGATCATTATAGAATTATTATCAGCAAGCAATCTTTCATCACCACCAATACCATTATTAACTATATAAACTAAATTAGAAGAACTTTCAGTTAAATTAAAACCATATCGATAACCTATAACAATACTATCATTAATATCAATACAATTAAAAGCAGTATCTTTACCTAATATAATGTTTCGTTCTCCTGTAATATTAGTTCCAGCATCCTGACCTATTTTAGTATTTTCTAATTCTTTTGTAACAAGATCAATAGATTGATTATAAGTGAAACTAATTTTTTCCGAAGATGTCATATTATTATTAGAATAAAAAGAAATATAAAATCTATTTATATAGGATTAACCTGTATATTAAACGGATTATTTTTTAAAGCACCTAATGTGAATTTATCTAATCTATTTTCATAAGAATTAAGTTGTGAGCTTTCTTTAGTTATACCATTAACATTGCTATTTGGTGTTGCTTGATACACTTTTTCAACGTTATGCATTTTACGTGGTGCTAAACTTTCACAAATACTTTTATTTGATTTCATATTAATATTACCATTATTAATTTTACTTAAACTACTTTGACCACCATTCGGTGTATGTCCAGCATCTATTAAGATCTTTTCACGTGTTCCGTCTATTTCAGCATTGTCGGTAGCCAAATGCGACATTTGTTCTTTAACATTAGTATTACCAGAACCCATATATTCATTATGTGTTGATTGTTTATTCGTATCTTTAGCAAAAGGTTTGCTTGATAAATAACCACCGAATAAACCTTCCAATATACCACCCAAAAATCCTTCAGTTTTATGTATTGTAGTTTCTTTAGTTGTTGTTTTAGCAACTAGATCAGTGCTATATGCTACGGTTTTATACACAACACCACCTATATTACGATAAACATCCTTAACCGCTAAGGTTTCATTTGTAGTAGTTCTTGCTTTATCTTGCATCTCTGTATAAGTTCCTTCACCTGCTTTTACATTTAATTTAGCGGAATCGTGTATTAATGTTTCTTTAGTAGTAGTTTTAGCATCATCTTGAATACTACTATAAGTTCCATCTTCACCTTTAAGATTCAGTTTTTCTGCATCGTGTATAGTTGTTTCTTTAGTAGTAGTTTTAGCATCATCTTGAATACTACTATAAGTTCCATCTTCGCCTTTAAGATTTAGTTTTTCTGCATCGTGTATAGTTGTTTCTTTAATAGTAGTTCTAGTAATGTCATTAGGATCGTGAACAGTAACTGCTTGAGGCATTTGAGGATTCATCATACCTTCCTGTCTAGGTGCATCTATCAAATATTCTTTAATACTATTTTTCATTGTATCTACTAGAGGATTTACAACAGCATTAACTAAACTAGTTAAATTGGTAACAACGGTCTTAGTTTCATAGTTATTACGTTCATTATCATATACAACAACATTTGCTTTACCATAATCATCATTTGTATTTTGTAAATTAACAGTATCTTTAGCACCACCAGTATATTCAATATGTCCTAAAGGTGCGTTTGTTTCTTTAACATTTTGATTACTTCTTTCGGTTGGTTTGGTGTAAGCACCAGTAGTAACAAAGAAGTTTTCTTTATTTTGTTCAAATGTTCTTTCAGGTAGATTTTTAACAACATTTTCTGTCATAGATCTTTTTGTTACATTATTTGTTTTAGGTCCTTGAAATGGTATTTGAAAAGTCTTACTAGTTTGATCAGTTTTAGGTTTATTTGCTTGTAAATCAGGCGGAGCACCATATCTTAAAGCATCTATTTGTTGAAAACCACCAACACCAGCAGAAGAATAACCACGATTTAAACCAGGTCCTACTCTAATTTGTTGTATAGGAAATTCATTATTTCTGGATAAAGGATCAACAACACGTGATTTTAAAAATTCATCATTGTTTCGCATTCCTCTAGAACAAACTTGATCATTAATACTTGGCTTAAATAAACAAGGAACTTCTGTTTTTTTCATATACAAAGAATCATTACCACTCATACGATCAGTATAATTAGACATTCTTTCAACATCAACATTTTGTGTTACATTTCCTTTTAGAAAAGGAACCATATTGTTATGAATATAATCTTCTTTTTCCATTTTCATACCACTTAGATTATCATTATTATCTTCAATTTCTGAAAACATTGAAGCAAATGCAGGTCTAGGAACTATTCCAGTTTCCATAGGATTTTGTGCTTTATTATACATTTTAGTTCCACGTATTAATTCATCTCTTTTAACATCTGTATAATAGGTTGATGAGTACATATTATCTAAAGAAGACTGTTTAAACATAGTATTATTATTATTAAATAAAAATAATTATTAAAAAATGATAGCGATTTAAATCAAAATTAAAATGACAGAACAACAAAATAATATTGATGAGCTAAATCTTCAAATTAGAAATAAATATAATAAAAATATAGAAATATGGAAAAGCCTTGATGATAAGACATTATATGATAAATATATCGAATGTTCATCAGTAAAAAATAAAATTAATAATCTAAAGAAATATCTTAAAGAAACTAATATTACTGAAGAACAAATTACAAATATAATTAATAATAAAGATTTTTGTTTAGAATTTCTAATTCCTCCAGGAACAAAAGGTGCAGTAAGAGGCAATGAATTTAATAATATAATTAAAAATAAAATATTACAATTTACATTTTTAGATGAAGATTATGATATTCAATTCGAAAAGAAATGTAGTAATTTAGAAACAGACGAAATACCAGACTTTTATATTCTAAATACAAAACTTAATAAAGCAATAATTGGTATGAACCAAATATCTTTAATTGGTGGTGGTCATCAAACAAATAGGGCTTCAAAATATATTTTACATAATAAATCAAATGATGATAATAAAACTATTTGTTTAATAGCGGAATATCCAAAATTAATAAAAAGTAAAAATAAAACTTATAAAATATTTTCAAAAGGTTTTGAAAATAACATATTGTTATATCTTTCAGATTTAGAAAGTATAATTAAAGACCATTTCAAAATTGAATAGTATTAACAGTTTTAATTAATTCAGGTTTAGATATAGATTTAGGACCAACTGTATTATCTTTATCATTAAAAGTCAATTTATTGAACTTCTCCAAAAAACTATCTACATCTATATCCTCTTTAACTTTAACAAAATAATGACTTTGAACACTTTTATCATCAATTTCTTTATCACATTTTGTAGTATTTACACCAACGCGTCTTATTGATAAATCGGGATTATCTTCTTTTTTAACAAAAGAAATATATTTAGATATTTCATCTTTTATTACTGAACGTTTTGTAGATTCTTTTTGCCATATTTGAAAAATTGATGGAACATTATGATCTTTATCATCTAATGTAAATGCATCGTCATCTAAATCAATTGATAACTTTAAATGAAAATCAAGTAAAAATATCTTTTTACAACTTTCTTTTTTAAAACTTTTTGGTAAAATAAACGAAATTGTTGTAGCAAACTTACAACAATATTTGATAAAACTTTTACACGTAGAAGATTGACGACCAAATGGAGGATTTCCAATTATATGTATAGTTTTATCTTTAATAGGTTCATAATCAAATTTTAAAAAATCTAAAACTTTAATTTCTTCAATATCTGGTTTAATATCAAATGCTAATATTTTATTATTTGGATATTGTTTTTTTAATTCTAATAAAAATGCTCCATTACCTGCGGAAGGTTCAATTATAATATCATCATCTTTGATTGAAATATATTTGCTTATGTTATCTAAACATTCAATAACAATATTATTTTTAGTATAAAATTTATCAGTTGTATCTCTTTTTAATCCTTTTTTCATTATATAATTAATATATTATATATTAATATCATTTTTAATCAATTTTCTTTAATTCACGAAAGATTTTTACCAAATTTGTTAGATTTTTATCTATTTTATCAATCTTAACCTCTAGTTCTGTATTAGATTTAGTTTTAAGACATACAAAGTATATCCAATTTATCATTAACAAAAATACTAAACTACTAATTACTAACATCATATAAATATTTGTATTATGGCAATCGTTTATCATCAAACCATTATCGTTAAATGTTGTTAGTGAATCCATCGTAAATAAATGTAATAATACAATCATTTTTTATATAAAAATGATTAAACAAAAAAAACATAAAAATACAATGACTAGCATTGAAGCAAATTTTGGTTGTAAAACTACAATTACTATTCAATTTGATATCGATAATTACAATGAAGATGAAATCATTTCAATGGTAAAAGAAAAATTAAATATCATTAAACAATCTAAAACAAAAGATGTTGATGAAACTATAGCAAAAGCGCAAGCAATTGAAGATTTTAATTGCGACTGTTATGCTTGTATATCAGGAAGTAGTAAGCATTGTGTTAGATAGATTATACTCCTTGATTAATAATTTATTTTATTATTTTATACTACTGGTGTTAACTCTCCATCATTAACAATATCATACGCATTTAATGGTTCTGCTCTAACATCTCCAATATTCTCGTGTCCAAAGAACTCAACATCTAAATAAGCTCTTGATGTTGTAGGCATTGTAATTCCACCAGTAGTATTACGTAATTTCCATTTAATTTGTAATTGACAAGTATCAGTAGAGATCTTTTTAACAAGTGGTTCAACGGGGAATTCGTAATGATCATAAGCTGAATCAAACATATCAGCAATTGTAACGTGTGCAGGCATTTCTTTGTTAAAGTCAGCAACATTATTCTGTGGATTTACGAATATTTCAAATCTACGGAAAGCAACGTGTCCATCATTACCAGCTATATGTAATTTACAAGTCATTCTAAAAACAAAAGTTCCATCGTTATTAGGTGGTAAAAGTGGATCTACACCACTATTATCAGTATTAGCATATGCTACATCATTTTTATTCCAAGTAAATGTAAATCCTGTTACACACGAATGAGTAAAATCACCAGCAGGATGAGTATATAATTTATTACCTAAAGCATACATAATACGATTAGTATGATTTTGTTTGATATAAACAACATCACGAAATGCAATACCTTTAGCATTAATATTACCCGCATCATTTTGTTGTCCATTTAATGAAGATGTTCCTGACCATACATCTAATTTATATCTTGGAACATCAGTTCCTATACCTACATCACCTTCTTTCTTTATAATAAAAGGTGTAGCATCATTATCAGTATCTTCTATCAATAAAAGATCATCAGGTAAAGCAGAACTAATATCAGGATCATTACGATTAATATGTAACCACGCTTTTAAATCTACAGAAGTGTCAACACCCATACCAACACGACCAACATCATCTATACGAAATGGTGTTCTGTCTTGATTTTCTTGTGTATAAAACTCAACTAAATTATGACCAACACCAGATACTGAATTATCTTGAATAACAGTTAAAGCTGTTTTAGTTCCAGTATTATGAATATGGAATGCTGAAGTTTCTTCTATTAAAGTATTAGTAAAAATATTTGATCCTTCAGAATACATTTCAACATTACCAAAGATTTTAACAGTTCCATTACTTTCACCAATATTAATATTAGAACCATGCATAGTAAGAGTTTGTAATCCATTAGCACCAATTTGAATATTACTAGTATTATTATCTAATTCAAAATAAGCTGGATCAGAAGGAGTTCCCAAACCAAATGCTTTTGTACTTAAATTTAATGTATCTTCAGCATTAATTGTTATTTTACTTGCCTGTAAATTAATATGGGCGGTTGTATCTTGTGGAGTACTGTTAACACCATTACCAATTTCAATTAAAGCACCATAAGTAACATCACCACTACCACTATTATAAGTAGCACCACTTGTATAATATTTACTATTACCAGAAATACCATTTTCAATTAAAACCCGTGTTCCATCAGTATTATCATTAAATTTAATTGTTTCAGAATGTAAAATAGTTGTAGTGTCTTGTTCTCCCATATTAATAGTTTTACCATAAAGAGTAACAGCAGTACCAGTAACACCATTTTCACCCATATTAAGTGTTTTACCATTAATAGTTGTAATGCTCTCTTGACCTGCAGTAGTAATAGTAATTTCATTATTTTTAATTGTTGTTATACTATCATTTTCACCCATATTAAGTGTTTTACCATTAATATTTGTTATTGAATTATCTTCTATCGATGTAATATTTATATTAGATCCTTTCATATTAACAACATTACCATCTGAAGCTATATTTAGAATATTATTAGTTTGACCACTAATATATGATGCATCTTCACTAGATGGATGACATACAATATTATTAACTACTAAATCATCAGTCCAAGTTCCACCTATTATTCTGCATTGTGAAGTAATAGCAGTGTCTTCTAAATTTGAATAAATTTGATTAGCATTAGTACCAATTACAGCTCTTTTACTAGTTGTACTATTATCAATATTAATAACGCGATTAATGGAGTATAGATAAGTATCACTCATTTTATATTTATAAATGTATGTTTTTAAAGAAATACGAAAAATTACGCATATTAAGCAATATATGTATTTAAATTAAGCTTTGAATTATGTATAACTTTATTTTAAATACATGTAATTCTATATTAATAATAAAAATATTTTTTGATATATTTGTTGAATTAATAACAACAATCTATTATATTCTAGTTTATAAAATTTAACATAATTATGTAAAACATTATATAATATATTATAAAGTTAATTTAGCAATTACAAATGTTATAAGTCATATTAATATAAAATAATTTAACTAATATCAGAACTATAAATTTTAGTAATTACTATATTTTTAGAAGCTAAATTTGAATCTACTCGATCTTCAGTATAATATAAATTAGAAGAACCTTCTGTTAAATTATCTGTATTTTTATTCTCAACACCACCTAACGATCCCCACGCATTACCTGCACCATATCCTTCAAATTGATCCAATTCTGTATTATATCGTATTAATCCTCTATCATTTACATCGCTAGCATTAATATTACTTCTTTCTAAATTGTTACCTTTTGGTAATTTTAAAGCATCTGTTTTATATGATATATCTAAAGATACAAAAGGATTATCAGTTCCAATTCCTACTTTATTATTAAGTTGTAATATAGTATTATTAGAACCTATATTAATTATATTACAATCATATGTTGAGACAATATTATTTAAATTAATTGTAGGAGTCCAAATATTATCTAAAACCCTAAATTGTGCTTTTATATTTGTATCATCTAAATTTATAATAGAAGTATCTCTATCATTACAAATAGCAATATATTTGTCAGTTGCAGATTGTCTTATATGTAGTAAATTATTAATTGAACTTGAATATTTAGACATATTTTAATAAAAGAACATAAAAAATATTAGAAATAGCTTTATTTAAACGCATCAAAACGCATTAATTGCGAATATAAATAAACGCACTTAAACGCACTTAACTATATTTAAACGCAAAATATAAATTATGTACTATATCAGATGTTGTATTTAATATATTTCCAAAGAAAATGATTTCCAACTTCTATATGATGATGATCCAAGAGTATAATATGAACAAGCAACACCTAAAGCATAATTACCGGGTGATATTGTAGTACCTTCTGGAATAATGCGAAGAGTAACACCACCTACCACTCTTGGACTATCATCAAGTGCTAGATTTACAAAATAATCTTTAGTTCCGGAAACATTAGCTGACTCATAGTCAAACCTAAACCAACTACTACCTAACCATATCCAAAATTCACAAAATTCAATATAACCTCCTGCTTTAATTCTCCCTGTTATTGCTAATGTATCTCCAGGTCTTGCTTGTATTATTCTATAGTCATATCTTGAATAAATTTTAGTACTATTAGTAGAACCATATGTATGTATATCTAAATTAGTAGAATTAGCAGGAATATCACTTACTCCCGATCTTGAAGTATTTATAGCAGCAAATCCTGCTATTATTTCATAGTTTGTCGCATAACCTGAAGTTAAATTTATTGCTACATAAGGTTGAGAATATGAAGGTATATAATCAACAGTTGTCACATATCCACCACTAGCGATAACAGATGGAGTACCTAAATTAAATTCTAAATGATGCGATGTTGTTATGTTGTTGAGGTATCTTATTATTGTTATACCTGAACCACCATTTCCTTCTTTAGCTGTCCCACAATTTCCACTATTACAAAATCTATCATTACCTCCATTTCCTAAATATTGAGTACCATTTGTGGCAGTTGTATCACCTAAATAATCGCCTCAAGTAGCATACACAACAGATGTTTCAGTTATATCAATTGCTTTTCTTGCCCCCCATTAACCCCTACGTCCACACATGCAACGAGTATGATTTCCAACTTCTATAACTACTAGATCCTAGATTATAATACGAACACGCAACAGCTAATGCATAATTACCAGCAACTGTACTTAAAGGAATTGTGTAATTTACACTAAAATCTCTATTTCCTATAAATGTAGCGACAGGACTACTAAATCTAGACCAACTACTACCTAACCATACCCAAAATTCACAATATTCTCTATAAGTACCACTTGTATTGATTCTTCCTATTAAATTTAATACATCTCCTGGTTTTGCTTGTATTATTAAATTCATATATGCTACATTATTACTTGAACCTCTGCCTGCAGTACCTCTATTATCAAAACTTGTTGTTCCTTCCGTACGAGTAGTATTATTAGCATACAGTCCTGTTATTATTTCATATCCTGTGTTACCTAATCCACCTGATGCACCTGGTATAGATGAGGCAACAGGTGTAGGTGGACCAGAAGATGGAGGTGCTTGATAATAAAAATCACTAAAATTTATTGCTACATAAGGTTGAGAATATGAAGGTATATAACCAACATTTGTCACATATCCACCACTAGAGATAGCAGATGGAAGACTTAAATTAAATTCTAAAGAGTATTCTTCACTACCGCTTCCTCCACCTCCCCCACTTATCCATTTTTGATCTAAATAATTATATATATTTAATCTTTCTGTAGTTGTTAATAGTCTATTAATTATAATAATTTCATACATATCACCTGTTATACCACTGTTGCCATTATATTGAACTGCGTTTTCATTCCTGGCACCAAAAACAGTATTATTTGTTCCATTTGGCGATAAACTAGTAAAACTTGTATTTAAAGAATTATTGATATAAAATCCACCTTCCTGTCCGCTTGCATTATATTCACAATTCACTATTACAGTTATATTTGGTGTAAATGTATATGTGGCATTTTGTTTCCCACCATCTCCTCGACCAACATAATGAGTTGTTCCATTACCGGCATACATTATTAAGGTTCTATCATAACCACCGTTATCTTGTCCCCATAACCATCTAAGATTAGTATGAAGAGCATTTGGTTTCCATACTACAAAAATATTCATAGTAAAATAATGATTTAAGTTTAAAGTTGAATTATAAGCATTTACACCATTAAAATAAAGTCCTGTGCCATTATAAGTAGGTGCGTATTGAGGTTGTACAGCATATGTTGTGATACCACTAGCACTGATTAAATTATTCCAAGTATTAACTATACTACCATTTGTCAATGAACTATTATTAGTACCATCAATATTTTGTGCGTCATGCCATAATTCAACAGATTTACCAAGATTAGTTACACTACTTGCATCAGTTGATGATCCCGAAGAAACAACAGTAGTAATTATATTATTTTCAGTTAATGTAATATTTCCAACAATTAATTGCGCATTATCCTCATTATATACGGATAGTTCCCATGTACCCATCTCACCATCTTGACTAATATCAGTTTTATTCCAATATATTTTAAATTTACTAAAATCAAGTAAAAATGGTTTTGTTGCACTTCCAACAAAGTCAAATTCGATATAATAATCATTATTAATTGTAAGTCCATTTCCCATTAAAGATCTTGAATCTAACTCTTTAGAACCATTAATCCAAGAATTTAAAGGAGGTTCTAAACTTTCTGAACTATGTTGTAAATTAATTACAAAATACATTGCAGAATGATTAATACAAATACCATAATATAACCCTAAAACACTTGTACTTGTATCCCATATTATTGAACCTGTTATTTGTCCGTTATTTGTTTCATATCCTACGGTTGAATATGTAACACCTGTTTCGTATTTATTACTATCATTACCATAATGATTTTTAGATTCAACTATTATGAATGGATGAGTCAGTGTAGTATTTATATTTAAAGTTAATTCAGCTCCTTTAATAATGTTGATTGTTTGCAATGATGCTATATGTGATGGAGTATTTTGAAATTCATTTTCTAATGAATCCGTACCTGTTAATGTATATCGATCTGCTGAATTTATTGTAACTAAATCAACATTAATATTAATTGGTTGTTGATCTAAATCAGCATTTAAATCGCTAATTGTATTAATATTTGTTGTAATTATTATTTGATTATTACCTGTTCTTCTATCTCCTGCACCCCAATCACCTAATCCGTCAAATTCAAATTCTCTTATAGCTGCATTTTGATCTATTGTTCCACTAACACCTTTCATTCTTATTTTACTAATTCTACTTGTTGATATACTAGGTGTAGTATCTGGGGCATTGTTATAATATTCTGAAATAGATATATTATTTGCACCACCATATTCACTTTGAATTTGTGATAATGAAATTTGACCACTTGTTTGTAAAGGCATTGTATTTAATAAAAATAAATTTAATAATAATGTATTTATAAGCCTACTTTACTTTTTATTAATTCTATATCATTTTCTAATTTAATATTTTTAGAATGTAACTCTTTAATACCTTGTAATAAAATTGGAACTAATCTATCATATTTTAATGTTAAATAATTTTCACCTGATTTTGATATATTTTTATTTGTTTCTATATTATATTCACTATCAAATGGTGCTAATTCAACCAATTCAGGATAATATTTGTTAATTTCTTGTGCACTTAAACCTATTTGAGATTTTTTATTTTTAAAACCTAAATTATTTGCTAAATCATTATTTTCATATTTAAATACATTTATATTATCTAATATTGATAATACATTAGTAATATTATCTGTCTTATGTTTTAACCTTTCATCTGAATAAAATGCTGTTATATCTCCGGATACTCGTAAATCACCATTTGCTTCCATAGTTGTATTATAAATTCCACCTGTTGTAAATATTAATTTTTTTGCGGATGTTGCTGTTATAGGAACTTCAATTAACTTAAAACTTGAACATTTTATTTCACCATTAACATCTAATAGAGATTGAGGATTACTTGTACCAATACCTACATTACCACTATTTATTTTTAATCCATTTGTTATTCCATTATTTAATAATTGTGTAACATCAGCATCTCCATATTGTGTAATAACTGAACCATTTATTTTAAAATTTCCTGTACCGGATATATTAATATCACCATATACATCAAGCGCATATGAAGGACTTGTCGTTCCAATACCTACATTACCATTAGCACCAATTCTCATTTTTTCAGTTAAAGAACCCTCATATGTATTAAAAACTAAATCTGTTGCTGTATTACCAGTACCATTAACATTAGTATTAATTGCTGAAATTTTAGCAGTCGGACTCCAAATATTAGCTAAATGAAATCCTATAGCACATCCAGTATTATATGCATTAATTCTTGAATTAACTAAAGATAAAGCCATCAATTCACTTGCTCCTCCCGAATCACCACTTAATATAGCAACATCTGACCTAAGTGAGGTCTCTATTGTTCCATTACCAATTTGTAATTTTGCTTGAGGATATGTTGTTTCAATACCAATTTTTTGATCTACATATAAATTTTTTGTACATTGTACATTTTTAGTTCCTGAAACTTTGATTGTTGTTGAATCATTCATTATCCATCCACCTCCATGATCGGCCCAATATATACCACCATTTCCTTTTAATCTATACCAACTGTTAGTCCAAAAACCACCAGTATTTAAATCTATCGCTGCTCTTGCTGTATTATTACCAACAAATACAATTTGATTTGGATCTGAGTCACTATTAATATAATAAGTATTATCAGAAGAATTTGTTGACCAATATATGCCCCACTTACTTGATGAATTTACTCTCCATAAAAATTGACTAATATCAGGACTACATAACATTGTTCCTTCATCCGCAACATTAATAGATAATTTAGCATCTTGATATGTTGGCGATGTTGATATACCCACTCTACTATCTGAAACATTAAGACCTATACCGCCACTTGATCCTATTTGAGTAGTACCTGTTCCTTTAGCTCTCAAATGTAAACTTAAATCTGTCTGTGAACCACATTGTGATATACCATTATAACCTAAACCCAATCCTTGTGTTCTATTACTATGTTGTACAATTAAACCCATTTTACTAGTAATCGCATTATCACTTATATTTCCAGTTATTGTAACTATACTTCCGTTAGAATATGCAGCTCCTGATATAGCATTATCATCATTATAAAATATATCAGAAGTGCTTGTGCTTGGTGATGATGTAGACCATAAATTACTTCCAGCAGTAAATGCAGTTCCATTAACATTCAAACTAGTGCAATTAAAACTACCATTAACATCTAATTTAAAATTAGGATTATTAGTCCCAATACCTACATCACCATTAGCACCAATTCTCATTTTTTCAGTTAAAGAACCCTCATATGTATTAAAAACTAAATCTGTTGATGTACTACTAGCACCATTAACATTAGTATTAATTGCTGAAATTTTAGCAGTCGGACTCCAAGTATTAGCTAAATGAAATCCTATAGCACATCCAGTATTATATGCATTAATTCTTGAATTAACTAAAGATAAAGCCATCAATTCACTTGCTCCTCCCGAATCACCACTTAATATAGCAACATCTGACCTAAGTGAGGTCTCTATTGTTCCATTACCAATTTGTAATTTTGCTTGAGGAGATGTTGTTTCAATACCTACATTACCATTAGCACCAATTCTCATTTTTTCAGTTAAAGAACCCTGATATGTATTAAAAACTAAATCTGTTGATGTATTACCAGTACCATTAACATTAGTATTAATTGCTGAAATTTTAGCAGTCGGACTCCAAATATTAGCTAAATGAAATCCTATAGCACATCCAGTATTATATGCATTAATTCTTGAATTAACTAAAGATAAAGCCATCAATTCACTTGCTCCTCCCGAATCACCACTTAATATAGCAACATCTGACCTAAGTGAGGGGTCTAGTGTTCCATTACCAATTTGTAATTTTGCTTGAGGAGATGTTGTTTTAATACCTACATTTCCTGCACTAGATACTTTTAAATATCCACCTGAAGTTTGTAATCCTGTTCCACCAACACCTTCAGTATATAATACAACATCATTAACATCTGTAAAATTGGGTAAAGTTGCATTTCTGCCAACACCATGTCCTGAATTTCCAAAATATATTTGACCACTACCATTGCTACTATCACCAATTAATATTTGTGGATTTGAGGATTGGATATGTAATTTTTGTGTTGGATTAGTGCTTCCTAATCCAATACCTACATTACCATTGTGATTTATACACATTCTTGAATGACTTAAAGTAACTGCGTCAGTAGCTGTATTACCACCTTCAGATAAACAAAAATTTAATTTACTTTTTGAATGGTCACCCTGTCCTTCAGCAATTATAGCACATTTATAAAGAGTTTGAGCACTTGAATGTGGTGTACCAAAATATATTGATGCATCACCATTCTCATTGTCTGTTCTTATAACTAAATTACCATTATATATATCTAATTTATGACTTGGATTAGTAGTTCCAATACCAACATTACCATGATTTTTTATAAATAAAACTGAAGTTCCATCATCTTGTATATCAATAATGTCAGTATCTCCAGTTTGATTTACTATTAAGGCTGGTCCTGTTCCTGAATTTTCAACTTTAAATTGATCTGTAACTTTTACGTGAGTTTCGATATTACTAAAATCACCAGTAATTAAAATATCACCTTGTACTCTTAAATTACTTCTTATTAAAACATTTCCATTAATATCTAATTTTTCAGTTGGTTGTGTTCCTATACCAATATTACTATTATCTGAAAATATATTTTTGTTTAAAATATTGGTATTAACTCGTTGTTCAGTATAATATAAATTAGCAGTACCTTCTGTTAAATCATCTGTAGTTTTATTTGATAAAGATGCATCAAATAAAGTTTCAGTATAATATTTATTTGTAGAACCTAGTGTTAAATTATCTGTAGTTTTATTTGATAAAGATGCATCAAATAAAGTTTCAGTATAATATAAATTAGCAGTACCTTCTGTTAAATCATCTGTAGTTTTTGTTGCTATATTTGAATCTACTCGTTCGTCAGTATAATATAAATTAGCAGTACCTTCTGTTAAATCATCTGTAGTTTT